CATTTGAAGCCGGTGCGGGACCGCTCTAATACGGCGGTTTATCTGAGCAGCATTACGGGTGTAATACAGATGTATCGCACTTGCGGAGCGGACGGCCTGCGCTGGGCGTTTGACATCATACGGAGCTGCGGTTGGCATGGCGCAAGGAATGGGTACGGCGATGTAATCATGGCTACTCTGCGCTATGTGTACGTCCACTTCGGTGCGGCGGCGCGACAGGCTGTGATACAGATATTCAAGGATGCTACCCCTAACATCTTGATAGCACAGGCACAGGTATTCACCGGCATTCAGGGCGCAAAGCGGGCTATGGTATCGTATATGGATAGGGAATTGACACGGAGGGCGACCCCTTCACAGGCAAACGTAAAGCGTGTAGGATAACAGTACAGCAAGATGTGAACGGCGCAACAAGCCGTTCTTTTTGTACGCCAAAATCTGCATCAAGGAGGATTTGAAAATGGATAAGTTTGTTTTGTGGGACGACATTTATAAAAACGAGGCAGGAACGCTCTGCACAAAAACATGGATGGACAACAATTCGTGGCATAGAGATGAACATACATGGGAAAAGGTGGATAACTATAGCATTAGCACAGGGACACCTATACGTTGCGTGTATTCACAGTTGTTCTTTCCTGACAGCTCGCTGCTACTGTGTAACGATATTGTGAAAGTGGACGACGAGTTGTATGCCAATCTCGAAAATGGTGAGCTGTGGCATTATTACGATGCGGAAGGAAACGAAGTTGAAGAAGATGATGACTATGAAACCGAAGACAGCGTTGACATTTATCAGTATTATCTCATTGACAACCAGACGGCGGAGGTCTTAATGGAGCATACAGATGAAATCATTTTCTGGTGCGAACCGCTTGGCTTGTATGTGCTGGGTGTGACACATTTCGGTACGATGTGGTGCGGCGTTAATGCCGAGTATGTGGTGTAGAGGGGTAACAACATGACCAATTATAAAAGGTTGCGAAATATGACCGTGGCAGAGTTGGCAGATTGGCTTAGTCGGTGCATGGATTGCAATCTATGCCCTGTCAGCTTTCAAATGTGCAAAGCCAACCTTATTTGTAGACAGGCTTGGATAGATTATTTGGTCGATGAAGAATTTTAATTCGCAGGAGGAATCCAAAATGGCAACAATTTTGTATAACGCAATACGTTGCAAACACTGCGGGGACGTGATTGAGTCCCGCCATAGACATGATTATGTCGCCTGCTCGTGCGGTGCTTGCGCTGTTGACGGTGGGCATGATTATTTACGACGTGCATTTCAGCATTCACGGGATGAAGATTACGAGGAACTGTCAATATGGGGCGAAGAACAGGAGGAAAATGACAATGAAACCGAAAGTTTATGATGTTTACAGTCTTGTTGCTGCGTATCAGCGCACACACCCCGGTGGGCATTACTTCGACAGAGACACACTCAAGTTTTTCGGGGAGTCGTTTAGCACGATGCGGTTGTTGAAAGGCACGGTAACGATTAAGGATTGGAGCGGCGAAAAGCACACTTGCTATGTGTTAAGCAAGTTGCAGAAGAAGCATCCTATGGGGCCTCGCCGCACATATGCTTACTTTGACGTAGAGACGCTGGACGATATTTGCGTTTGAGGAGGAATTGAAAATGGATTCAAATTGTAAAGTGTATGCACGGCAGATACCTTATGAGTGGCAGGAAAGCCCATGGGATTCGTGGGAAGTTGGACAGATGATCATAGACAAGGCCGCCATATATGGCAACAAACAGTTTCAAGGATACACTTTCGATGAGTTCGACCAGGTACTAACAGCGTTGGATGAAATGGATTTCACGGACATAGGTGAAGATGGCTGGTATAGCACTGAGCAGGAAATGCTTTTGGATTATGTGCCACCAGTAGGACGTAATGCTTATACTGCCGAAGAAATTGAAAAATGGAAAGCAGCGTGTGATTTATATGATGGCCGAAATCGCACTCGTGATGAACAGGCGGCAATTTGTGTAGGCTTAACATTGATAATGGGCAAGGAGTATGATTATCGTTGTTTGCGGGGGTGCTGTCAGAGCGACTGGAACTACTTCTTCTATCCGGTGGATTTGTACAATGATGATGCAATTCGTTATTTGGAAATAGAATATTTCAATATGGGCGAGGAATGGATGATACATGATGAGGAAACCGTGCCAAATTGCGCTGAAGCAATAAGCGGGTACACCATCTATGTATATGATGATGCCCGTAAAGAAATATCGGCAGAGGCGGATGTGGAACCTAAAGACGTGGTGCTATGGAGGTATGACGGAATGAGGTCGATACCGCAATATAGGGTCAGTTAAGGAGGAATCCCACAGTGCATAAAGGCTATGTGAACGCAGATTATGAAATCCGAGTTTTCCATGAAATTGGTAATGACGGTGTTGCAATAGGTGTACGGTCCGGCATCAAAGATGACCCCGCTCCGTTTGTGGTGTGGAATTATTCTATGAGTGGCGGCGACCCATGGTTTTATTGGGGGTTCTATTGTGATGATAAATGTGAGGCCGCAAGGGCGTTTGTACGCAAAGCACAGAGGTTGATAGGTGCACAGGAATGCGTTATATGGCGGCAGATAGGAATACAAGGGGATTCGTAACAATGATTTGAGATTACGCTAAATCCGAAACGCAGGAGGAATCAAAATGAATTACAAAAAGCTGTATGAGTGGGCAAGCAAAATACAAATGAAGGGAAAGCCGTCTCTCAACTACATCTTTCGTGATGATGATACATTTTCTGCGCTCAATGAGTATATGGGGTTTAATGTGCCGTCGCTTCCCGAAGGAATTCCGTTCAGAGAAGAAACACCGTTCCATTTCGCAAACGAGTTGAAGCGTTACGCAGAACGGTATGATTACACGATGTATGACGCGCCACATCTGTACTGCATTAAGATTAAAGAGTGTAAAACAAGAGAGGTATCAGGAGAAATAATTCCTTATGTGATGGTTGGTAATTGATAAGGACGACAAGTTCCATATCGACTGTATAGATGACTGGGTATATAGTTACGGGCAGTATTATATGGACAAAAAGAGTATGCTATATGCCACGCTGGATGAAGCGATTAAATCTTTAGGCGCATCACGGCGAGTTACAATCTTGCCGGACGGGATAGAGATTATACCCGATAGAGTGAACTATCCGGGTTATTGTGATGATCCGTTCACACCTTGGAACCCGAACATTCACGAGCTTTGGCCGGGTGAATATTAAATCTATAAGGAATCAGAAAGGAATTGAATTATGTTTGAAAATTATCTTTGCATCAATGGTAAGAAAACGGAATTGACTGACGAGCAGATGCGGCAGTTGGGTATTACACCTGTTGAGAGCGAAATAGCGAGAATGTCCCGTATTTCTAAGGCAGGAGAAGCAAAAGATTATTACAATGTACACGACACTATTGTAGTGGATGGCATTACATTTGAAATTGTGGGTATAGGTCACGATATAGATGCTTTAACCGGACAGTATAATACTATCACACTAAGACAGGTAGATCATATACAAAAGAGTCGCATAAATTCCACTTCTTGTCCTCATGGATATGCTACCTCTGAACTGGATAAATCTCTTATGGAATCGCCCCAAAGTTGGATTCCCGAATCAATACTACCTTATTTGCGTAATGTGGCTAAAGAATATGTAACGTTTGATGGTAGTATTAAAGTTGTGTATCGTAAACTATGGGTGTTTTCTGAAAGCGAAATGTTTGGTAGTGCCATTTATTCACCTGCCCAGGACGGTAAGCGATATGAGGCATTCGCAACGAGCAAGGACAGGATTGCCGATGACGAGAACGGCTCCGCTTGTAGTGTTTGGCTACGCTCCGCGCTTGTCGGCTACTCCGACTACTTCTGTATGGTCACTACATCTGGGAGCGCGGACTACGACTATGCCGACTACTCGTATGGCGTGGCGCTGGGTTTCTGTATTTAATCTTTAATCGCTAATCCCCCGCCCCGCAAGGGGCAGGGGTAAATCAAATCGGCAAAGAATTGAAAATGATCTCAAACAATAATAAGAGGGGTTAAAATGATTTACATTGTTTGCTCTTGTGATATCTGGAAGATACGCAATTCACTGCGCATAGTTACAGCAACGACTTCTGTTACAAAATTAAAACAGCTTATCGCTCAGTTAATTGAGGACGGTGCATTTGGTTATGATGTTGTACAAAACCCGTATGGCAAAGATGCGGCCAGTTGTTTTCGTGAAGATTACAACAACCGCAATCTTCATATAGGTGAGCTGAATGATGCCTTGCTATATGGATATATCGAAGCTGTCACTGATGGTGAAATTTAGGATTATGGGAAATGTGTGAAACGCTCGACCGGATTGGGTGCTTTTGTATTTAACAAAAGGAGGGGTTTGTCATAGCAATCGAAAACAAAACCTTGATGGAAACATTGATAGATGCTGGCTATCCATGCGAGGAGATGTACCATCATTGCTCAGATTTATATATTTTTTGGACACCAACAACAGTGCGGATTATTGATAGATGGTACAAGGAGCGCGGCCTCCACAGGGCATTATTTGTTACATCATTCAAAGACCAGATTACGGGTCGGCTAATGTTGGATTGTGCTTTCCAGTACGATCCGTACTGGGATGAGGTCGCAACAAGAAAGGAAAAATAAGAGGATGCCATATCAGCGAACAACTCGTGACGTATGGAAGCTGATGGTAAATTATGGCTATGGACACGGCTGGGAACACGAACTGACAGAGTTCACCAGAGCTGAAGCGCAGCAACGGTTGAAGGAATATAGAGAAAACTGCCCGCAGTACCCTGCCAGAATTGTTATGGCCAGAGAAAAAATTGAAAAAGATAAAAACTGATATCAGAACAAAAGAAAGGAGAAATGCAATGTATAACAAAATACGAGAAATATGTGAAGATTTAGGGTGGAAGTGGACAGATTATGGTGATGACATCGAGTTAGAAAATTGGTCGCCTGCTGGTGAGGATTTGATTTTGACGTGTGATAAACGCAGCCTGACAGACGAGATTTGGGAATACGCTATGACTTGGGATATTGACGAGCACATAGAGATGTGGGTACGGGCAAGGCCGTCTGATTGGAGCGTGCCAAGTGTACGTGTACTATGTCAGGATGCGGAAGATATATATGAGATGTTGCAAGACTTGGCGGCGGCTGTGACAAAGTGCGAGGAGGAAACTAATGAACTGGATTAGCGTGAGGGATAGACTACCTGAAGACCAAGTGGAAGTGCTGGTGGCCACCAGAAGTAAAAATGGCGTGCGAAATATCGACAAAGGGTATCTGGCAATCGACCACTTTATCCATCGTGGACGTGCCGAGGTTACTCATTGGATGCCATTGCCAGAATTTCCGAAGGAGGAATACAAATGATAGAATATATCCGCGATATAATTGCTGGGGGTTTAAATGAGGATTTTTGGAGCGAAGACAGTCTATTAGCGGAAGGCTATTATGACACTTTCGGTGAAGCGTTAGATTGCGAGGGATTTACAATATGGGATGACCGGCGCAACACAGTGTATATCACTTTGCAGAATGGTAAAGAGTATAGAATCACAATCGAGGAGGGAGAGGTATGTATCTAATGGAGTCAGATATGTATGTTTGTGATATATGCGGATTTGAAGGTGGGTGGGATGACCATGATGACATACATGGGGAGTTGTGGGGTTGCGAACGGTGCGGCGGTACGTTTTGTACGAAATGCTTGATAGATACAATAGGGAAGAACGCATATTGGAAGATGATGCACGGTGAGGATTTGATTCTATGTCCTGAGTGTTATGGAAAGGAGAGAGTAGAATGAATCGTGTTGTTCAAGACTTAACTCGTGAGGAATTAGATGAACTTAAACAGAGCTATATTTGTGTGATGAAGGAGGGATCGGACGAGTCTACATATTGGGACGATTTGGCAGAAGCGCCGGAATATATGTCAGATGAAACGCTATTTGAATATTATGACGGCATGACGTTCACGGAAGATGATTTCTTTTGTAATTTAGAAAAGGAGGGATAAGCTATGAAACAGTACAATACGCAGGAAGAAGCTGTACGGGAGTGCGGTCCTAATGAAATCACGGTACAAATTGACAATGTTTGGGCGAATATGACGTGGGCAGAATTTAGTTTGTGGGCAGCTACATATCAAAATCCATAAGGAATCAAAAAGCGTTTCAAAAATTGCTGCGTGTGGTAAGAGTAATATGGTAAAATAGACAAGGAGGCAAATGTCAGATGGCATTCAAAATGGGCGAATTAAACCTGATTAGTGTCGCTAACTATCTGGGTTATCTTGAAGGTAAGGGGCAGATAGTGATTGATGAAGAAGAACAGTTGTATGGCTTAATGGAGGCAATAGATGAGGATGTAGACAAGGCTGCACGATGTCTGCTAAGTTCGTTTGACTTCTATACAGAGGTTGAAGCCGCTATTAAGCGAAACTATGTACCACCGACAGAGTAACATCAATTCTACGCTGTTTTTGCAGTGTCCAGTGTCACAAAAATGGACTTAACATATCTGAGACGATAAATCCTACGACCAAAAAGAAGGATCTTTCAAACACAGTAAACAATCAGGAAAAACGAGGTAAAAACGCATGGCTGTTTTAGAGTTCAAACCACGAATTGTAACGCCGTCGAGGATTTTGATTTGCCCTCAGTGCGGATATGAAAATGATGGCGACCACAAATTTTGCGGACAGTGCGGGTTCGGTTTGATACCTACGCCACGCACCACCAAACAACGGTATGTACCTAAAAGCAAACATACTAAAGTGCCGCTGAAAACATTGGAGGAAATCAATGCGTTTGAGCAAACATTGTTAAATGCACCGAGAAAAAGAACGGCATATAGAAATGGGGTGTTGTTCCGCACGGGAATTAGCGTTGGACTTCGAGCTGGGGATTTGGTAAAATTAAAGGCGAACCAATTCCTCAAAGCTGACGGTTCCCCCCGCGATGCGCTATATGTTATTGAGCAGAAAACAAATAAAGGCAGAGAAATAAAATTGGATAGCAGGCTGGCAGATATGGTGGCTGGATACGTGGAGGATTTAAAAATCGGTTCAAATGATTACTTATTTTGGAGTCAAGATAGCGCCGGTCACATACTGCGTAAGAGTCTAAATGATAATATTATTCGTCCGGCAGCGCAGAAATTAGGGTTGGATACACGGTTGTATGGTTCGCATACGCTGAGGAAAACGTATGCGTATCAATTTTACACACAGGCTAATGCCCTGAGTCGAGAGCGTGGGTACAGAGCGTTGTCAATGTTGTGTAAGGAATTAGGGCATAGCAGTGAAGCGATTACCCTATGCTATATTGGTATAGATAAAGAAGAAGTGTGCGAGATTTGTGGATTAACCGCCGATCAATACGATTGGGGGTTTGCTGAAGCATTACGAGAAGAATTTAATGAGGGGGAATAGAATATGGATCACAAGCCGCTGACTGACCAAGATTTAAAGGATTGGGCGAAGATGTTAGCTATTGGTGCTGCTGTTTTATTGGTGTTGCAGTTGATTGTTCCTGAAGATTGCAAAGGATGCGTACTGGCCTTTTGGGTTTGTTATGGTGTGATATGCTTCAGTCTCCTATGCGGGATTATAGGTTATGGTGTGATTTCTGATGAAGAAGCGCAAAAAATAGCAGAGCAAGAGAAGAAAGAGAATGAATTGTATGAAGATTGGCGCACATGGTCAAAGGAGGATACGCGAAAATGAAAATAAGTAATTTAGTATTGGGGGCAAACGTGAAAATTCCTGAGCGCCGCTGCCGGAGGGCGTTGAGGAAAATACTAAGTAGTATTATTGTGGCGTGATTAAGGAGTTGGGAATATAATTGATTAGTTGGGAGGTAAAAGATGTATGTTTGTTTATTGAACCCGTATGGAAAAGACAATGGAATGAAAATATGGTATCGTAAGCAAGGTGATAGTTGTTTTGATTTTGTATCTTCCAAGGAATTTGCATCCCCACTAACTAAGGATGAAGTGCTGAATATTATGCGCTATGCGGATTGGTATAAACAACAATATAATGCCAGTTCACTTAGGGTAGAAGGATAAAACGGTTATTGTATAGCAACATGGGAGGATAGAAAAAAATGGCAAAGGCAACAGCGGAATGTACTTGCAAAACTTGCGGAAAAGTCTACACAGCAACTAAAATTTGCCGGAATCGCCGTGATGCCGATGAGTGGGAGCAGTGGGTGACCGAGCATTATGATGAGTGCTCCGAATGTTACAAAGCCCGTCAACAGGCAGAACGGGAGACGGCCAACGAGAAGGCGGCGCAGGAGAGTAGAGCAGTGGGCTGGCCTGAATTGAGCGGGTCGTCGAAACAAGTGGCGTGGGCAACTACAATCCGCAAAACAAAAATAGATGAGTTGATGGCCCGCGAACCCACTGACACGGGGCTGCGCTACATAACATGGATTATACAAACTCATACCGATGCAAAATATTGGATAGATAATCGGGAGTGGTCGTTGTGTGGCCAGTGGGGTTCCAAATTGTGGGACGAATGGCAGGCCACAACCAATGTCGAACAATCATTATAAGCCGCCCGCCTTAGAGAGAGTAAGGGCAAGGAGGGGTACGAAATGTACGGAATAATCATTATTAAACTTGGATCAGCGCAGGCGCAGTTGAAGACGCAGAATTAACAGAAACGAGCGAGAAGTAGAAAATTCTAACCAACCTAAATCCACAAGGAATCCAAATTCAAACCAAAACCACACTGGCGAATAGCCGGTGTTTTTAATTTAGAAAGGAGAACAATATGACAAATAAGGACAAGGCTCTGGCGTACATTAAGCAGATGAGGTTGATTGGTATGGACTCACAGGAGTTCACGGATGATATGGTGTGGATGTCGGTGCAGGACAACGATCAGGCTCGTAGCGGAGCGATGTTTCGGCTGGACGATGATGTGCGCCACAAGATAAACGAACTGGAACAGAGTGGCAGCGTTGTGTGGCATATCGTACAAGGCACGTATCGTTTCTGGAATGAACCTGCAATTGGAACCGCAACCGATAAGGAGCCTGAAACGATCGAGAACGAGACCCCTGCACCCGCACCTCTGCCGTACACAGACATACGTTTCACGACTTATCTGTTAGCCACAGACGAGGACGGCGACACGCTGGCAGAATACAGCGCCAAACAGTTTTATGCTTTCGCTTGGGTTGAAAATGAGGACCATCCTGAACTGTCTGAGTACGGAACTGTCATCATTGAGAGATGCAACGGCGGTCTGTGGCGCGTATGTTAATTCTACGGTCGAAATTTGAATAACTGGACAGTGAAAGTTGAACTCGATATATCGCAGTAGATAGATTGGTCGGCTAAAACGGAACCTCTTTCATTCATTGAGCAGATAGGCAAAAACAGACTAAAAACGCATGGCAATAAACGGGCGCGGGACACTCGATTGCCAGATAGGAGGGTATATGCAACTCGGAGATAGAGTTATTCACAAAGGCCAACATAATAATGTGGGGACGGTCACACAGTTCTTGCAAGATGACTTGCTTGTGGCATGGGATGCAGGTGGGTTTGAACGCACCCAGAGCGGATCGCTGTATACAGTCGGCCACGACCCGAAGATGGGTGACAATAAAGGCGTGTGGCACGCACCGAAAACTCAGGCGCAAACTTTTCTCGACTTTGTTCATACTTCGTGGTAAAATCAAAAGAAAGGCGGTACTTTTATGAATAATCAGCGCAGAGCAAATCTCAGACAGGCACAGGCCATACTTCGCAAGGCACAGGAGTTGATTAAAATGGCGCATGACATTGTAGAGGACGCTAAGGGTGAAGAAGAAGATTGTATGTTTTGTATGCCGGAGAACTTGCAGGAATCAGACAGATATTACGAAATGGAAGATCGAGTAGATAGTATGGAAGACATCTTGTTGAACATAGACGAGTTTGCTAATTCAGCGGATGAAATTGTAGACTCAATCGACACAGTAATGTAAGGAGGAAAATATATGCTGAATCCAAAGGTCAAATCGTCTGGCGAACGTGTAATCAAGGGTGTGGTGGCTGGCGCTATGCTGGGCGCTGGCGCTGTTTCGGCCAAACAGGACCAAAAAAGTAAAGCGCAGGACGCGGAGCGTCGAGGGTTGCTGCGCCGTCAGGATGTTTATGAGGCACATATACGGAAGCAGGTTTATTTGTCTCGATTCGCCGCCGACGATTTTAGCTGGGTCCCTGAAAAGTTCCAAGAGGACTTGAAATGCAGTTATCGTTTGCAGCAAGACTATGCCGATGGCATGACCGACAGGGAGCTAATGGCAGACGGGTTTATGCCAATGAGTGAACAGAGTTGGGATAAGAATTGGAATGTCTATACGCACAACCCTTTCACTTGGTTTATTGCGGCGCACAAAGAATTTCTCAAGGACATTCAGAATCCTAAATGGCCTGCAATGTCGAAGTGGAATCTAACCTTGGAGGGTTATAAGAGGTTCTTCCCTGAGCGTTTTGACGAGAACGGTCAGCCTATACGAAAATAAAACCCATAAGGAATCAAAATCAGATCGGCATTGCCGGTCTTTTTTAATGCGAATTTGCATGACAGCCGGGTGTAGTATGGAGATGGAGGTAACGAGCGCATACTACATCCTATGATAGTAAGTCGGTTGGCGCAAATACGCATAGAGCGTCATATCACAACAGCGGCGCTGGCGAAGAAGTCAGGCGTCAATCAGTCTACAATCACACGTATCGAAAACAATATGGAAGACCCGCGACTATCTACTTTGGTGGCTATTGCGCGGGCATTGCACGTCACTATCACAGATTTGTATACAGAAAAACATTGGTAGATAAGGTTATCGGGATTTGTCAAGGGGTTATTTATCACATCACTTGTTGACTAAAGTATCCTACAAGGATATAATTGCAGACACATCACAAAATAATATCGTGGGAGGAAACAATAATGCAGGCATTACAAGTAAGCAAATTGCAGGCGCATCCGCAAAACGAATATTTCTTTGATGAAATGAGTGGACAGAAATGGGAAGAATTTAAGGAAAGCATAAAAACCAGTGGGGTCATTGAGCCTATTGTGGTTACGCAGGACTTAATCATTGTGTCCGGCCATCAGCGAGTGCGGGCTTGCAAGGAATTGGGAATTGTCACAATACTTGGTGAGGTCAGGCACTATGACAACCACGATGGCAGGTGTGCTGAAGATTGGGTCGTCAAGGATTTGATAGAAACCAATGTGCGGCAGAGAGGAAATATAGGCGGCAGTGAGATGAAGGCGGTGCATCGGGTGGACGAGCTGCGGCGTATATATAAAGTAGACGGAGGCGGTAAACATAAAAGTTGTGACAATGTAACAACTTCGGGTGAACCTGTGACAGCAGAGGAGGCTTGCAAAGCTGCCGGTATTGATTATGCTTCATATAGGCAATTCAAATCTCTGTCCGATCTTATCCCGGATTGGCAGGAACTTTTGGACTCCGGCAATGTATCTACCAGCGTAGCTTCTCGTATCATAAGCAAACTGTCAGAGGACGAGCAGGAGCAGCTTTATAACGCTCTGCCGGTGAAAGAACGTATCACAGCCAAGCTCACTGAGCGATATTTGCGTCAGATACGGCAACAGCAAGTTGAAATGGAGCAAAAGGAAAAGCAATGGCAAGGTACTAATGCGTCGCTTACCAATAGGCTCAATTCGATTGTGGCGAAGAATAACGAATTGGATGACCGTATTACCGAGCTTAAACAGAAGGGTGATCCTGAACTGGTTGCTAAAATAGACAAGCTGCAAGAAGATTGTAGGCGGGCTTATGAGAATTATCAGAAAGCCAACAGCGAAAACTATAATCTGAAGTGCAAGTTGCAGGATTCGCAACAGAAAATTGATGAGGCTAACGGGTATATTCAAGAGCTGTTAGAGCAAACAGAAGCGTTGGAGGACAATGCCTTGACCTCTGAGCAAATGCGGGAATTGACCAATCTTCGAGCCGAGAAAAAGCGGCTGGAAAGGGAACTGGCGCAACGAGAGCCGATACCCCTTGCTGAACCTGCCATGCCGTCATATACTATGGGTGGACTTAAAAAGTTCTTGTGTGCGACTAAATCCGAATTGGAAACCTATCTTAATTCTAAAACCTTAAATCTTAATGTAGAAGCTGGCGATAATGATTATATAAGGGAAATGATTAGCGAACTCGTTCCGCTTGCTTTGCACGTTAAGGATAAGGTGTGTACTTTAGTAGCGTGAGGAGAGTGTGTATGGCAATAATAGATGTTGCTCAATTTAGAGAGTGTATGCGCCAGCATCGGTTGTGGATAGAAAAGAACGATGAAGGCCAGCAATTAGTATTGCGGAATTGTAGGATAATGGGTATAGACGTTTCCTCCCGAGATTTGCGTTATGCGCAATTCATTGATTGTTCTTTTATAAATTGTAGGTTTTTAGGATGTCATTTTACTAAGGCAGTGTTTATAGGATGTTCACTATCGAATCATGTTGTTTTTAGGTTCTGTGATTTGCAAGAAGTAAATTTGTGCAATGCGAATTTGTATACTTGCGCCTTTAGTGATTGCTTGGGCTTAGAGACTGCGATTATTGACGATAAGACGCTGTATTATCGTCCGCAATGTCCCATGAACGGCAGCTTTATTGGGTACAAGGGGGCATGGTGCTATGATACGGAGCTGCATATACGCCCTGTATTGGTTACACTTGAGATTCCAGCTGATGCGTACAGAAGTAGTGCAACTACTCAAAAGTGTCGATGTGATAAGGCGATGGTATTGGATGCTTGCGACTTGTCTAATGGTCAACCGCTTCCCAATACAGTACCAATCCATAGTGTATATGATAGTAATTTTGTGTATACAATCGGGCAAACACTTCAAGTTGCCAATTGTAATACAAACAGATGGGACGAATGTTCTACTGGTATTCATTTTTTCATGGAGAAGGAGGATGCGCGTTTGTGGATAGAGCCATGGATAAGCGACCATTCATTTTAAAAGGAGGTGATGAGGAATGGCAACTGAAAAACTGAGTATGGGCATTGAAATCGATAAGGCTCTGATAGAAAAGAACGTAAGCGACGCTGTGTGCATAGCAATCGCTGATGCGTTGGGAGATAAAACCGAATTAGTGCGCAAAGCTGTGCGGGCGGTTGTCGCCAGCTCGGTAGATGAAAGAGGTGAACCATGTTCTCCGAGTTCGTATCGGGCGCAACCGTATTTGCGGTGGTTGGCAACTAATGCTATCAAAGATACTGTGGCTAAGGAAATAACCACAATGGTGGAAAATAATCAAGCGGCCTTTTCGGCTATGATTAGAGCGGAGCTTAATCAGCCTGCGGTCCAAGACGTGTTAGCTAAGAATTTCATAACGGCTATATTAAATGCCAGTCAGACTGGTTGGCGTATGCCGGTCACTGTGTCGTTCGAACAAATAAAGGAGGATTAAAAAGTTTCATGTTATTTAATATGGTATGTAACAAAAAATCGGGGGGGGCATCCTTTGATATACAGATAGCTTCTTTGCTCCCCGGTACAGTCGTTGATGGTCAGGTGATAGTATTAACTACTACTACACCTGAAACGATTTATTTCTCTTATGTAAAGCCCGCTGAACCCGCCAATGGCGATTTGTGGGTGCATACAGTAGACGGTGGCGGCTATCAACTCAATGTGGCCGGTGAACAAAATTTGACCCTGACCCCCGGACTTACGATGCAGTACAACGGTTCAACATGGGTATATTGTAACGCTTATATCGGGGTGGCGGGTGTGTGGCAGCTATTCAGCACCAATAGCCCGTTCTCGGCGTTGACGTGGGAACAAATCATTTCTATATGCAATAGCGGTGAATTGATAACGAATTTCAATGGATTTACACTTAAAGCGGCCAAGAATGTGACGTTTGGCTCTGAAACTGTTGCGGTTGAATTGTGCGGTGTGCGTACTGATGCTCGTACTGATGGCGGTGGCACAGGCGGCAAGGCTGCGGCAACCTTCTTTATGAAGCAGTGCTTTTCTGCCAGTGCTCAGATGAATGCCAGCAACACAAATGAGGGCGGCTGGGGTGCGTCTCGAATGCGTTCTACGACTGTACCTTCATATCTCAACTTATTACCCGCAGAATTAAAGGCAACGAACGGTATTAAGGCTGTTAATAAGGTAAATAATAAGGGCGCAAATCCTACGTCAGATAGGCTGTGGCCGGGATCTGAGTATGAAATTCTGGGTGTAACTTCTTACTCTGGCACGCAAGAGGGCGTAAAGTACACTCGGAGCAGTAACGTCTTTATGCAGAACGGCTCCGCTTGTGATGTTTGGCTGCGCTCCGCGCGTGTCGGCGACTCCTACAGCTTCTGTATGGTCAATACATCTGGGAGCGCGTACTACGACTATGCCGACTACTCGTATGGCGTGGCGCTGGGCTTCTGCATTTAATCGAAAATAGGCGCTTGCAAAGCGCCTTAATCCCCCGTTGACTTCCCCGTTAGGGGAAGCAACGGCAGGCGTAATAATGAAAGGAACAAACAATGTCAGTATATGCAAGCAAACGTAAGAAAAGCAATGTACAGTTTTTAGATACTGCTATGGACTTGTGGCGTTATAGCCGTGCTAAAGCGTTAAAATTCCCTAAACGTCGCACATTTTATGGCGGGGCCAGAATCAACGAATTAGCGGCGCATTGCTGTAATTATGTGCGTGCCGCCAATGGCGTATATGTGAACAACCAAGCCCAGCTTGATGAGCGCACACGTTATTTAAATAAGGCGTATCAATGCCTGCAAAATCTATACGATGAAATTACTTTAGCTTACGAAGATTGCATTATCTCTTTAAACGCCGAAGAAGCATGGATAGCTATGATCCACAAGGAAATGGAATTGATTCAAGGTGTCAAGAAAACTGACAAAGCACGTTTCCTTAAACAAAAAGCTGGCAAGACTTCCTCATAATTGTGCTTAGGTTTTAGGCTGTATAGCATTTGCTCCGCTTGTAATGTTTGGCTACGCTCCGCGAATGTCAACAACTCCAACAACTTCTGTATGGTCAATACATCTGGGAGCGCGAACAACAACAATGCCAACAACTCGAATGGCGTGGCGCTGGGATTCCATTTCATGTCCGACGTATTAACTTCTTTTAGAAGCGAACTCAGTACAATAAATAGAAGGAGCCTAAGACCTTCCCGTAAGGGTAAATGTGATTCTTTGATGAAAGCGACCGGACGCTGCTTGCATGGACAGATGATACGTGCTCTCTCTGTTTTCATGGTCGCAACTATGTGGCTGCAACACGTTATAGCCATACGAAGGATTTTTATGACAAGTGAAGAACGGCATGAACTGCGGTATCAACGCCGCAAACAGCACCGAGAAGCACAACGCATTAAGCGCAATGCGGCTGTCGGTAACTTTAATGAGATTTTCTCAATGGAGCACCTATACAAAGCATGGAAGGCGTCGCGCAAGGGCGTAGGCTGGAAGTGTAGCGTGCAGGAGTATAAGGCTAATGCGCTGGACAATATCTACTGCGATAGGCAACGCCTGTTAAACGGAACATATCGCAGTAAGGGGTTTGTAGAATTTGATTTGATTGAACGCGGTAAACCGCGACATATCCGCAGTGTTCATATTTCGGAAAGGGTAATTCAACGCTGTCTGTGCGATTATGCTTTGATACCACTTCTTAGCAGCACCTTCATTTACGATAACGGGGCATCTCTGAAAGGCAAGGGAATTGACTTTTCGATGCAACGCCTTGTCAAACATTTGCATCAATACTATAATAAGTATGGTACAAATGAAGGTTATGTACTCACGTTTGACTTTTCTAAATACTTTGACTCTGCCAATCATACGGCGGTATTTCAGGAGTTGCGCCGTTGTATCACAAATCAAGATGTGCTCCGGCAAACCGAATATTTTATCAAACAATTTGGCGATCAAGGATTAGGGCTGGGCAGTCAAGTCTCACAGATATGCGCCTTAGCGCTTCCTAATCGTATCGACCATTTTGTAAAAGAAAAGCTGGGCATAAAATATTATGCACGGTATATGGATGATGGATATATGATTCATCCAAGTAAACAGTATTTAACTTTGTGTTTGCACCAGTTACAATCCGAATGTGATAAGTTAGGAATTAAGTTAAACCCTAAAAAGACACAGATTGCCAAGTTGAGTAACGGCGTGAGCTTCTTAAAAGATTTGTATGTCCTAAATAATCATGGCGGTGTGTGGCGAAAGCTCAGTCCAATATCGGTGACAACTATGCGGCGCAAATTAAAGAAGTTCGCTCAATGGTTAGCTGTAGGTCGAATGAGTTTAGACGACATTCGGGTGTCGGTTGATTCGTGGACAGGCCACGCTCAACGCTTTCACGCATATCGTAGTATATGCAACATCAAACAACAATTCAGGGCGGTGGAAACCGCCCATTGCATTGAGGTGTCGCCAAGTGGTAAAGGCATCAGACTTTGACTCTGATATACGCAGGTTCAAATCCTGCCACCTCAGCCAGCGGGCAACCGCACTATACCTCCTCAATAGAATTGGCGACGGGGAACAGACCTGTGGCAGCTCGGAAAGACGGGCATCACGCTCAAGTGGTGGAACGGCATACACAAGGGACTTAAAATCCCTCGGATAAAACCATGCGGGTTCAAATCCCGCCTTGAGCACCAACAAAAAAAAAAGGAAGGTAGGTGATAGCCTTTGTGGAGAATTTAGCGGAACGTAATATTGACGCTATTCTCAACATTCTTACCGATGTGCAACAACGGTACAGATTGAATGAGGATATATACAAAGAAGCCAATGATGAAATTCAAGACATTCTGCATGACATAGAATTGTCCAATCCGAAGAATGCTCGTGATGGGTATGCGTGTTATAAGTCATTACGTGAGGCCAGAATCCGCAGACGACAGGCTAAAGAAGAAAACGAAGTTTTAAAAGGGTTGTATGATTTTACTCAGACGCAAAACACTTTGGCATCTCAATTAGCGCAGATTAAAGGAGATTCACGGAAGATTGTAGCTAAACAACAAAACCAAGTATATAGCGCACGAGTACCAAATAACCCGGCCATACCAGATATTCAACAGCAGACTAAAGAAGGGAAGTGGGGTAAATCACATGAATGAAGTGCAGCAGGACTTGCAAACAGCACGTCAAATAATAGCAGCTTCAGATAAGTTGTATCATAAGTATAGGCGTTCCAATATTCAACACCTTGCACGAATACTTACCGTGGCAACAGAATGCAATGTCCCGTGGATAGATTTAGAGCTGAGCGGAGGTAAAGTGAAGATGAACAAATGCCCTTTAGGTTACAGATTCTATTTTGACCACGAGTTTGATTTAGTGAATACGGCTACAAATGCGCAGCCAGAGATGGCTAAATGGTATATTCATTTCAGTGGTAATGCAGGTCCTTTAAATTTCACTGGTTCGCAATATGCGTATAAGCCAGAACTGAATAAGGTGTGGAAAGACTTTTTAAAATGGATACAAAGTTATGACCCGATAGATTGGGATGATATGAACTATGAGTATGTATTTTCTTTGGAAAATGGGTTAAGGTTATATCACGATTTCCAAACTGGATATGACAAGTTCTATCAAGAAATGAATAAAGCTGTTTGTCGATATAAAATGGCAGAGCTTCAGGCTCAGATAGATGCGTTGAGGGGGGATGTATGACTGCAAAAGAAGCTATGGAATATTGTGAATCGCATGAGTGTGAAAACTGTCCCGTATATTATTTGGATAATGATATTCGCACCAATTACCAGCAAAAGGAATTGCATTATTTATGCGCAATGAATCTCATACGATATGATAGGAAGACACTAAATGCTAAAGTGTAAATACTTTTTGAAAAATGTAGTGAAAAATTTTCGCAATATAGCCTCTTGTATATTCGTTATCGTGCTATACATCGTAGCACTGTTTAGCCCGATATTCGTAGGTATATTCACTGAAAATATAGTATGGGGGGTGACAACGCTGCTTGTTGGTACTCCGTTACTTATGGCGATTGCGGCAACGATCAATGATGATATAAGCGATGTTTAAGAAGGTTGTCGCACTAAAAAGGCAACTGACGAAGGGCGTAAATGAATAAAGAAGAAATGTGTAAACACTTATGGAGTAATGAAATCATAGGAACGGAATGTACTATTAGTGCCGAGGATATTCCGACAGTCGCTAAAGCTATAATGCGAACCATTCCAATGAAGCCTCTTGTATTTATGTATGAACCCTTCATGCACTGTGGTTGCCCGGTTTGTGGAAGTTATATTCGCACTCCTCGTACAACACCAGGATACCACGAATATCAACAATATTGCGATATGTGCGGACAAAAAATTGATTGGGAGGATTTGGTTAATGAAAATACTTAGAGCGGGTATAATTGATAAAAAAGTTAAGCGATTCATCTGTTCATCGTGCGGCTGTGAGTTTGAAGCCAATTCATCGGAATATGAGATGTGTTCACAAATAGCCTATATACATGATGGCATCAGCGTACAGTGTAGATGCCCGTGTTGCAAACAAATGGTTTTTTGCAGTGACTTTTAATGAGGAGGAAATATGACCAGATACGAGCAAATTATATCCCTGAACAAGCAAGAAATGGTGGCGTTCATCGCTGATTGTACTAATATGTGCGTATATTGCCCATGTAACATGGTGTGTATGGAAAGCGAAGAAGTAGGTTTGGCAAACGCCAAATGTACTATGCTGTTGAAATGGTTGGATTCTGAAGGTAATCTTGACGACTACATGATGGAGGTAGAATGAAAGTTTATGAGCTTATGGCCATTCTCGGCCAATTCCCCGCTGATGCGCCGGTATCTATCTGGACGTTTCTTGCGCCCTCTGATATGACGTATGATGAAGATGACGATATGTATGAGGTCAATATGTTTACTTTTGATTGCGACATAGACACCAACGGTGTGGTGAGTATCGGGTAGACCCCTATCCACGATCCCAAAAAGATGATATAGTGTATCTGTTCGTTGCACTTCTAATTTATATTTTTGCCCAGAAAGGAAAAGTGAATATTGCTAACTTACAAAGAGTTTGAAGAAGTCATGCTTGAAATTAAGGCATGGTTTGATAGGCTTGACGCCGTTAATGCGTGCGGTCTCTGGGTGTGGGATTGGTCGCAAGGCGGTTGCGCTCATGTTGCTGTTGATATGTTAATGCGCGTCATGCACGATACGGACAAATGGATTGAATATTTTATTTTTGAAAAAGATTGGGGTCGTAATACCGAGCTACAAGCTGCATGGGACGACGGCACTCCAATATCGCTTAATACAATAGATGACCTATACAAGCTGTTGCGGGCCTGCAACAGCATAAGTAAAGATTAAGAATCGGCAACGGTTCTTTTATATTTTTAAAATAAATATAGAAAGGATTGGGAAAATGAAACACTATTACTACTCAGAGATTCTGCATCAGATGTTTGACAGTGAAGAAGAACTTCTGAAAGCAGAAGAAAAGGACAAAAACGAAAAGGCTGAACGTAAACGTCTGGCTGACGAACAGACAAGACGCTGGCTGGAAGTCAAAGAAGCGGACAAAAAGGCGTATGAGCTGCGCCGCCAGTACAATAAAGATTATCACGAAAACGATTATCTTTGTGACATCTTTCGATTCTTTTAATAGGAGGTATTTGATTGAACACTTTTAGTTTTATTGCCAACATTGCACTTGGTAAAGAGACCGACAAGTTTAAACCCTACGAGGAAAAGAAGTTTAATAGCGGCTGGATTAACCGCACTCTCAAGTTTAACGCCATTGCTGGTACAAACCGTATCATGTGTGAAATCAAGGGCGGCAGTTGGGAAGATGGCCATGGCACAATTAAAACATTTGCTGCTGGCACAGTTGATGAAACGGGCAAGCGCGTCAAGGGCGAACCGATTGAAATACCGTGGAAAGATCGCACTTTGCAGAACAATATCGACCAAGTAGCGCCCTTCCGCAAATTCATTGTTGACCTTGAAGAAATGGGTAGGCGCAAACTGCTTCAGCGCATTGTGGAGGACGGCGAAGTAACCGATGAGACTTTAGCTGAGGCTAAGGTGGACAGTCTGGAAGCTGCTCAAGCAGCACTGGAAAAGAGTAAGACCAAGCGACATGAGTTCTTGTCTGAATGGGACTTTGCCGCTTTTGTGTATAAGCTGCTGAACAATGAGGCGGCGAAAAATCTGAAGTGTAGGGTGTCCGGCAATCTGGTAATGACTGAGTATGAGGGTAAGTTCTATCAGCATTATGAAGTTAATCGCATTATGCGTGCGGCGGCAGATGCCGAGTACGATACCGAGGCGGTTATCACTCTCAACTTTGGCAAAAATGCAGTTGATGACGGCAGCGTGGAAGAAAAGGGCAAGTATTACATCAACGGCTACACCTTTGATTACGACTCTCAGCGCAAACAGAAGATTCCCTGCCCCATTATGCTGACCCTGCCGGTTGGCACAGACGCTAAGAGCAAAGCCTACGCGGAATTGCTCAAAAAGAATTTTACCATCAATCCTGTTGATGGCGACATTTGTAAGGAACTGGCCGTTAAGGTGGAGTGCGTAGACGGGGCCGAGCGACTGGAACTGACAGAAGATATGCTCAGTGACAATGAAAAAGAGCTGCTGATGATTGGCGCTGTTACGATGGATGAGCTGGTGCGTGATCGCGGCAAGCAGGTATACGGAGACCGCATACGCGAATTTGTTATCACTGGTTTCGCTCGTGGCTGGCTGAGTGGCGCAAGATTGACTGCCTATCACGAAGAAGATTTTGTACTGCCCCCTTTGGAAAGGGTAGACACTGAAGCACTGGCGAATGAACTGTTTACTGACGATGAGGACGATATTATAATTTAAGGAGGATTTAAATGGCGTTTTGTAAGCCCAACATCAATAGCATTTCTACTGATATTAGAGACCTGTCAATATATATACGCACAATCAAAAAGTTTGGTAAATCCACTTTGTTCCGCGACGTTATCATGGAAAAATACAACGACCCTTCGTATGGTCTGCTGATTTCCATTGGCAAAGAACGTGGCGATAAACTGCTGGATAATTTGAATCGTGTTCACGTTGATACCTATAAAGAATTTATGGAACTCAAGCAGTGGCTAATCACTACCAAAGGCAGTGAACATCATATTGAGATTATAGGCTTTGATACCTGCGATGAACTGTTCCCCATTTTTGAAGCAGAAGTTATTCGTAAGTACAATGTTGAGGAAAAACCCGCCAAGCTCTGCACGTCTATTAAGGCGGCATACGGCGGCTATAATCGCGGAGTCGAAGAAACCGCCAGCATAGTTAAGAATTATATGAGCGATCTTGATAAGGCTGGTTTTACGCCGTGGGCCATTGCACATACTAAGTATAAGAACATTAAGCAGAAGGGCGATATGACCGATGGCTATATGCAGCTCACTTCTAATCTGGTCGCGAACTATGAAGCCATACTTGGCGATATTTTTGACATGACGCTGACCGGCATCATTGACCGCGAACTGGAAGAAGAAGAAATAGACATTGGCGGCCAGAAGAAAACCAGACGGCACGCTACTGACGCAATCCGCAAGCTGTATTTCCGTGGCACGAATCTGATAGATGCCGGAGGACGTTTTGCCGCTGGCGCTGTGCCGGAGTATCTGGTATTTGACGAACCCAACATGGCTAAAAAGTTTATTGCTACTATAGAGCATGGCATGGAGCAGTCCAAGTCGGAGCACGTAGTCGCTCCTACGCCTATTGAGGTGTCGGGTGCGCCTGAGCCTGTGGAGGCTGATGAAATAGATGTGGCGGCTCTGAAACAAAACATACTTAATCGTTTTAAGGCGGCTTCTCGTGATACCAAACTGGCGATTAAGCACACCTTGCAGGAGCACGGTCACGAGTCTCTGGGCGAGGATATAGCGGTTGAGGTGCTTCAGGAAATCAACGGGATGCTTGACTAATGTTAGTCAAGTGTAAAGCCTGCGGAGCTAAAATAGACCGTGCCACTGCCTACAAGGTGGTTGTTGGCAAAGTCAATCAATATTACTGCAATTTAGCTGAATTTACTGATTGGCAACAAGCGAAAAAGAAGACTTCAGATAGCAAGGATAGATTATACCAACTTGTTAATGAAGTCTTTGGATACAACGTTACTAATTCAATTTTGTACAAAGAAATGCAGGAGGTAGCCATTAAATATGACTACCCTCTGCTGTCTCAATACATTACAGAAGACAAAGCATATCTGAGCAAATGTATGGCTAAGGATTTTGTGTCCGAATATGCACAGATTAGATACTTCATGGCAATTATACGGAATAATATCGCCAGCTTTATACTTCAACACAAGATAATACCCGATAAGGCTTCAGAGTTTGAGTTTTCCAGTCATCACTACCAAGCGTCTAAAAAACGCCAAGGTTTCGCAACAATAGAATAGGAGTACATTATGGGCAAGTTTATCAGCGGATGTGAAAAATACCCTAAAGAACTGCTGGAAGGTAGGCAGACCATTGAGGGTTCTGTAATTGCCTGCATTGCCAAAGATTTGCTCTTATTAGATGAGTGCGGCTTAACGGTAAATGATTTTATCACACAGGACGGCACATATTATTTTTCATTGCTCAAACATATACGAGCGCAGGGCATTGCAGTCTTAGATGAATTGTCGGTCTTGTCCAACATTACCGACACCATGGAAACCGGGTTCAACGAGCGAGGTGGTTACGAGACTTTGCACAATCTGGTCGAAGTGGTCAACGCAAAGAATTGGGACGCACTGCTGGATTCGTTATATAAAGCCAACATTGTTCTCAAACTGTATGACAACGGGTTCAATGTTATCTCGCCAATTACTGACAGTGGCAAAACGATTGTGCCGTATGAGTTGTTTAAAAAGCTGGATAGCGAAGGCGTGTTGGAGTGGTATGAATCTCGCCTCAGTACATTTGGAACTGGTTATTCGTCTAAGGCTCTTGAGGAAGAAGATATAGAGTTTGACGACCAGTTCATTGAAGACTGTTGTGCCGGATTAGAAACGGGCGTGCCATTCGACAGGTTTGATGACGACATTAACGGAGAGGAAGTGCGATGCTTGCCGTTCCTCTCTAATCAGCTAAACGGCTTTATGGATGGCACATTCAACATTCTTGGCGGCTTTAGCTCTGTCGGCAAAAGTTCCATTTGGATTACAATTATCATGGGCTTACTGTATCGGGGCCGCAAAGTCTTGATTATAAGTAATGAACAAAAGTGTAAAGTGTTTAAGGTGGCGGTCATTGTATGGTTGTTATACAAGCGGTTCCACTACATGAAGATTACCCGCAAAGATATGTTGAACGGCAATATCTCCGAGGAAGATAAGCGCATGATTAAGGTCGTGCAGGATTATTGGAACAAAACCTATAAGGGTAAACTCAAGTTCATCGCTATTCCCGATGCGGATATGACTTTTGTAAAGAAGAAAATCCGCGAATATGTGCTTCGTTTCGGGTTCGATACTGTGTTATATGACACGATGAAGTGTGACTTTTCCGACGCCAAAGACGACAAAGAATGGGTGCGGCTGATTAAGGATAGCCGGGAATTTGATAAACTGGCAAAGCGGTTTAATATTATCATGCTGGCATCTATGCAGCTTAGTATTGCTATGCAGGGTCGATTGTGGTTGGACGCTTCTACATTGTCCATGAGCAAGCAGGTCAAAGAAACTTGTGAAACTCTGATGCTCATGCGTTCTGTGTACCAAGAGGAACTTGATCCCGACAATAAGAAGGTTTATATTCGTCCATTTCGCCGTGTGCAGAAGAATGGTAAGTGGGTAGAAGAAGAATTTGAGTGTGACCCTACGGCAGTGTGGCGCGTCCTCTTTGTGGATAAAAACCGCAACGGTCAGGATTCTGCTGGTGATGGAGTTGCGTATATGCTCAAATTCCGAGGCCAGTATTGTTGTTTCTCGGAATCTTGTCTCTGCCGCCCCAAGCATGGAACGATATAAGGGGGATGGTGATGTGACATTCTCCAAGAAATCAGAGAGATGCTTCTCACGCATCCAACGGTTATTGAACGCACATTATCACATTTCGGGTTTTCTCACATCGAGAATCGCGGAAATGAGATACGATGCGGACATGATGACTACCGCAACAAAACATCTATTCGCATACGCTTAGATGACAACCCATATTTATATGTCAATGATTTTTCGGATGCTTATTCCGGCGAGTTATTCTCCTTTATAATCCGCGCCAAGGACACTAATTTCCGCTCTGTAATCTCTTTTATCAAGCGAGAACTGAATATTGATGATTACGGCATTAACCAACGTAGTAGTATATTTGCGGGGGCGTTTGATAAACTCACTCGTAAACGCAGTTCATCTGCACCTCCGCAGATATATGATGCCGCTATTTTGAACTCGTATCCAAAAATATTCGCTAAACGTTTTCTTGATGACAGTATTCCCATTTCAGCTCAAAACGAGTTTGATATTCGCTACGACCCTGACTCTCAGCGCATTGTTATTCCAATATACAGTAGCTCAGGTGAGTTAATGGGCGTTAAGGGTCGCGCTAATTGGGACATAGCAGATGACGAGCCGAAGTATCTGTATCTCACGCCATGTCGATGCAGTGAAACCTTGTATGGTTTTGCCCACAACTATCGGCATCTGGTAAACGACACCATTTATCTTTGTGAGAGCGAAAAGGCGGTAATGCAAGCGTGGGGTTATGGGTATTACAATTTTGTCGGTTTAGGCGGCAATCGTGTGAGCGACAAACAATGTAAGCTCATGGTGGAGTTGTTGCCCAAGCGAATTGTGTTACTGCCGGACGTAGGACTGGATTGGGCCATTACAGAGCTGAATGCACGCAAACTAATGAGCTATACGCGGTTGTTAGACATACAGATTGGCTGGTGGGATTGGCGTAAATATCACGACCCCGATAAGGCATCACCCACTGATTTAGGCGTAGAACGTTTAGAACGAATTATCAAAACTGAAATAGAATGGGGTGATTGATTGTCACAGTTGTTTTCATATTCTAAGTTAGACACTTTTACAAGTTGCCCTCGTAATTACTATTGGACATACATCAAAGGTATACGTGGTGGCGAATCCGTATACACCTATCTCGGCAGCGTAGCACACGATCTTGCGGAAGCGATAGACCAAGGTTATACGACCAATGAAAAGGCAGTTGAGCGTTTTAAAGAAGAAGTAGAAAACGTCGATATGCTGGGACTGACGTGGATAACATCCAAGTCACAGGAAACCTATGTCAACTGCGTGTTGCATTATCTGCAATTCCACGAAGCATCGCAAGCGGCCAATCAGCATATTGAAGATGTGTTTGCAGTGGAAATCGGTGGTGCTGTTATTTGGGGTTTTATTGATAAGTGGTGCAGGGAGGATGGTGTGATCACCATTACCGACTATAAGACCAGCAGTAAATTCTCTGCCGTTGACCTTGAACACAAAAAAATGCAGTTGTTCATTTATGCGGAAGCACTATCACGGTATTATCCAGACGATAAAATCATCATTCGCTACGATATGATGAAATACGCCAAAGTGGGCAAAACCCTTAAACCGCGCAATGAGTTGAAGATAGACACCGAGTATACCGAAGGGTTTGTGCCGATGGAGTATACCGCAACGTGCCGACAGGAGCTTTATGATTGGGTCAACAATATCGTCACGGAGATTGACGCCAGAGACCCGGATGACATTGCTACTTGGGAGATGGGTGAGAACCCACAGAAGTCTTTCTTCTGTAAGCAATTATGTAGTCACTGTAATAAGTGTTTAAATGAATAATATGGTTCATCTGCACCTACACACTAAGTACAGCCTGTTAGACAGCACTATTCAATTGGATGAGTTAATCACCAAGTTGGATGAATTGAGTATGGACACAGTAGCCATCACCGATCACGGCAATATGTACGGTTGTTGTGAACTGTACAAAATGCTAAAGCAACGTGGCAAAAAGCTAATTATTGGCTGTGAATGTTATATTTGCGAGAATCGATTTGAGACAGGACAGGCATATCACCTTGTCCTGTTGGCTAAGAATGAGACTGGCAGGCTGAATTTGCAGAAGATAGTCAGTGACTCCACTCGCCACAAATACAAAGGCAAACCGCGTATCGACTTTGACCTGCTCACGCAATACCACGCAGGTTTAATCTGTCTGTCTGCTTGCATGGCAGGGGAGTTGACACGCGCTCTGCAAGCAGGTAGTCTCTTGCAGGCCAAGCAAATAGCCTATAAGTATAAATTCCTGTTCGGCGACGATTATTATATTGAGTATCAGTCTCACAGTAATCCTGAGCAACAACGCTATAATGCTCAACTGGTGGAAATTGCCAATGAATTGGGCATAAAATATGTGGTCACTTGTGACTGCCATTATTTGACTCCGGCAGACCAAAAGTATCACACCATTTTTATCCAAATCAACCAAAAACGGGATGTGGGCGAGACATATCAAGACTGCTACGTACAAAGCGAAGCTGATGTATTGCGGATATGCGAAAGTACACAAGCATACAACGCTCAAGCTATTGCTACCACGCAGGAAATTGCAGATAAATGTACGGCTGAATATCCATTGTCTGCGCCTATTATCCCGCATAATAAAGTGCCTGCTCCCTATAAAACCGAAATTGCATACATGAAAAAGCTATGCAATGATGGCTACAAGGCAAAGGGCCTCGACAAGCTGCCTGCCGATATGCAGCAAGTGTATAAACAGCGTGCGTTATATGAGATGAACGCTGTTGAAAAAATGGGCTTTGAAGGTTATTACCTGCTGGTAGATGATTACTTATCCCACGCCAAACGACGTGGTATTGCCCGTGGTTCCGCAGGTGGCTCCCTGCTGGCTTATTTGATGAATATAGTAGACATCGACCCCATCCAATATGGTTTATATTTCGAGCGTTTTATTGATGTGGGAGCATTAGATTTACTGGCTAATGGTTCTATTACCAAGGCCGAACTTAAAATTCCAGACGTGGATAGCGATTTCGGCAAACTGGAACGTGAGCATATCATGCAATATATCATCGGCAAGTATGGCGAAAGCAATGTAGCCTGTCTGGGACAGTTTGGGTATTTGTGGGCTAAAGGTGCGATTAAAGATATTGGCAGGGTGTTGGGTATCCCCTTTGAGGTGACTAATGAAATGACCTCGCGTATAGGTGACGAAAGTATTAAAGAGGTTGTTGAGTTAGGGCTACTGGACTGCTACAAAGACCAGTATCCTGAATTATTAGATTACGCACAGCATATCGCAGGCTTGCCTAAGTCGTTCGGTATTCATCCTTGTGGGCGTTTGATTAGTACACAACCAGCCGATTACTACAATGCCTTGGAATATTCGGAAAATGCAGACGCATGGGTACTGCAAGGAGATATGCACACTGCTGATGATTTGGGTTTGGTTAAGGTTGATTTCTTAGGATTACGCACAGTAGATGTAATGTGGGATGTGCTGGACATGATCGGCAAGTCGTATGAGGATATTTCACCCCGTAATATCGACCTGCATGATGCTGCGGTGTGGAACGAGTTCAAGCAGGGCAACACAGAATTGATATTTCAATTTTCGTCAACTGGTATGCGTGGCGTCTTGCGTGATATGCAATGCGACAACATTGACGATTTGGGCGTAGCTAATGCGTTATATCGCCCCGGAGCAATGCAGTATATATCTAATTACGTGCGGCGCAAACATGGCGAGGAGCAGGTTACATACATTCATCCAGATTTGCAGTCCATCCTTCAGCCCACCTACGGCATTATCGTGTTCCAAGAGCAGCTTATTGATATAGGACGTTTGGCGGGGTTGAACAACCCCGATGAATTGCGTAAAGCTACGGCAAAGAAGAAACCTCAGTTGATGGCTAAAATTGAGCCGGAGATGAAAAACGGCTTAATGCAACGTGGCTGGTCGCAAGACCAAGTAGACCAACTATGGACTGACATACTGGACTTCGCCAAATACTCTTTTAATAAAGCCCATGCTTATGCTTACGCTTTGACGGCATATATTACCATGTATCTGAAAGTGCATTATCCTGCCGAATGTATGACGGCATATATCAATTCCTATAAGGGGTCACTTAAAGATATTGTAATAGCCGTCACGGAAGCCAAGCGTATGGGATTGACCTTGACGTTTGACAACTGGCGGCGTATTCAGGCCGATACGACGTGCCGTGATGGTATCGTGTATTTGGGCATTACTACTCTTAGCGGTTTCGGCGATACTGTTGCAACGGGGTTGCAGTCGATATGCGCCGACACTTTTGTAGATGTAATCAAACAGCGAGAGCATACGGCAATCAATAAAACACAATTTGAAACATTGATAGCATTAGGGTTCTTCGCTGAGTTTGGTGAGAGTGGATATTTGATGGACGTGTGGACGGCATATCAAAACGTATACAGCGTCAAAGAGGTTAAGAAAGATAAACTGCCCTTCGCAGAAGATTTGTTTAAACAATGCAGCAAGGAAACTGCTAAAAAATACAAGATTCTTGACCATGACAAACTATTCTCTCTGGTGTGTCAGCAACTTGCCGCATCGCCATTGCCAGTCTCTCAAATACTGACTACACAGCTTAAATATCAGGGCTATATCACTTATCAAGACTCACGGCTTAAAGGTCATTACTTAGTGCTGGATTTAAGCACGAAATATTCACCGAAAATTAAATTATATAGTTTGGATACCGGCGAGATACAAGTAGTCAAGACATATACTAACACCTACCAAGCCAACCCGTTTAATCGGGGCGCAATTATACGAACAGGTCAATTTACTTGGAAGCCTAAATCACAAATGATTGACGGCAAGTGGTGCAAACTGTTGGATACAAAAGAACCGTGGATAACAACATATCAAATTAAAGGCGGTGTTGAATTATAGCGGTAGTTAATTTCCCGCAAGGCCAATATCGAACTATTTACATAGACCCTCCGTGGCCTGAACAGGGAGGGGGCAAGATTAAGCGCGGTGCAGATCGCCACTATCCATTGATGTCGGTCAAAGAAATTATGGCACTGCCCGTAGGCGAATTGGCCGACCCTGAAGGATGCCATTTATATTTGTGGGCTACTAACAACTATCTACCAGCAGCATTTGAATGTATCCAGGCGTGGGGATTTGAATATATCACCACAATTACATGGATGAAGGACAAAGTAGGTCTTGGTCAATATTACCGTGGAATAACAGAGCATTGTTTGTTTGCCACCACAAAGAAGCGTCTACCGTACAAAATAGATGGCGATAAGCGTTGTCAAGGTGTGACAGGATTCTACGAGCCGAAAACAATACACAGTCGCAAACCTATGCAAATGCGAGAAATGATAGAAATTGTAAGTTACGCCCCACGTATAGAACTGTTTGCTCGTGAGTCGCATGATGGCTGGGACTGCTGGGGCAATGAGGTGTAACCCAACGCAATACAATGTGTTTTCTTCTAATTTTGATGCGACCTAACAACGGTGCTTGTCAAACTACTCATAAATTCAGATAAGAAGTGAAGTGAATTAAATATAGGAATTTCAGTGCTCAGTCTTTTCGATGGCATGAGTTGTGGTCAAATTGCGCTCAAACAGCTCGGCATTGAAGTAGATCGTTATATTTCGTATGAAATAGACAAGTATGCTATATCAGTAACGCAACACAACTTTCCAAACACAGAACAATGCGGTGACGTGTTTACCGCTGATTTCACTCAATACCAAAATATAGATTGGCTTATTGGCGGTAGCCCGTGTACACATTGGTCGATAGCCCAGAAGAATAACCGAGAAACACAACCCAATAGTGGCATGGGCTGGGAACTGTTCAGCCAATATGTACGGGCTGTGCAAGAAGCTATGCCTAAGTATTTTCTATATGAAAACAATCAAAGCATGAGTAAGGCAATACGAGCTGCTATTGATGAAGCGTTTGGATTTGAGGCGGTAGAGATCAATTCTGCGTTGGTATCCGCACAAAATAGGCGCAGATTGTATTGGGTAGGCAAACGCAATGAAGATGGCTCATATAGCCGTGTGCAAATTGCTTTACCGGCAAACAGAGACATCATGTTGCGAGACCTCTTGGATAGCGCACAAGGAGATAAAGCCTATCGCTTAAAGCCGTTATCTGACAGAGAAATGTCTTATATGGTCCGTGCAACTTCGGATGGACGTAACCATTTTGATTTTAGACACCATCAAGACGCTACCTGCGACAAAGCAGTATGTTTGACAGCCAATGTTAGCAAGGGGGTCCCATATAATGTCTGTTGTGAGCCAGTACGTATCGGTCCTATTGAAAACAGTCTCAAGAATCCCAACCACGATAGTAAACAATATAGGGTTTATTCGCCAGACGGTAAATCCACAACACTGTGCGGTCAAGGTGGTGGTGTAGGAGCAAAAACAGGCTTATACGCCGTGCCAGTGCATAAGGAACATTACATTATGCCAATTTACACGGTCTTCAACGGGTGTATTCTGATTGATGGTGATTGGTATCCTATTAACTTGCCTGATGGTTACTACATTATTCGCAAATTGTCTGTCAATGAGTGTAAACGACTTCAAACCATCCCTGATTGGTATGATATGAGTGTCATAAGCGACTCACAAGCGTATAAATGTCTCGGTAACGGCTGGACCGTAGAAGTCATTATGCACATACTGCAAAGCGCCATTACTCCTTAGCAGGTGGATGCACAAAATGCAAGACGGCTGGCAAATCTTCCTGTTCGTCCCAATTCACAGATATGGGAGGCAACCAACGTACCACCAATTTGCGCTTGGAGGCATCGTCCCGTGGCCCCGTCCAAAAATGATGATAGTGGGCGCGACGAATATGAGGTCGTGGGCTGGCAGAGCCACCGATGCGCTGACGCTGTTCTGCGGTTGCCGCAGTTTGCTGGTAAGTGCGTATTGCTCTACCTATGCGATATCCAACTGCCCATGTGCGTATATTTTTAGGGTTGCCATAATGGTCATGGGACCGTTTAATCGTTTCGGTGGGTATATCCTTATTATCAGACACCAGATACAGCACCATATTCACAATGCCGCCTAAAAAGTCCATATCCTGTTGTTCTGGCATATCGGGAACAAAGGACAGGTTGAATTGTGATGCACGCAATGTGCCGGATTGGACTAAGGCTCTCATAGAGTCTTCAATAGTACCACCCGTGAGTATGATGGGTACAGAGAAGGTGTTTGTAGGCGATACAAATAATATCCGCAATTCCGGCACTAACGTATGAGGGTCACATTCCATCCACACAAAGAAGCCGTTATAGCGGACATCACCCAAGAAGAGAGGGTGTTCAACAAAACAACAATATTCTGGCAGATGTAATAAGCTCTCAACGGGGAGTTTATCGTCCACGGGTTGCGCCATCAACGTCTGAGCTAAAGTCTCATCAAATTTGTACACGCCCTTAGAACGAGACCACAAAAGCGCTGCTGTCAGTTTGGCAACCGCATTATTAGATGCTGTTGCTAAATAAGCCGCTTCTGCTCGTGATGAAGTATATCGGGTGAGAATGGCCATGGCTGCTGCCATAGGTAGACCGCACCAGTCGGGCCATTTCTCTCCGAATTGTTCCTTGTCGGCACAAAAGAGTACAGCTTCTTGCATAGCTGTGGGGTGTTGCGCCAGCACGGATTTACACCATATATCGGCCATGTGGCGTTGTTTTTTGAGTTTGGGCATAAGGCAACCTCCATCATTCATTGTAACACACTATATAACTGCAAGCAAAGACACAATTTTTATTATAGGAGGAAAGTAATGGTTAGATTTTCAGCGGTCACTAAAGACCAACTCAACGCATTATGGCATGACACTTACGGTTGGGTCACATCGGCTGGTGTGCATTTCATTGCTGACGCATACACAGTGGTATCCTTTTGGACTACGGGCGAGATAGATGTAAATGCGATTAACGCAGACGAACAAGATACATTAGCGGACATCATTAAAGACACACATATTTGCACCGAGGCCGAAGTGCTTAAAGTGTTACTCAGCGAGGACGATTTTGTAATTGAAGTATGACAAAAAGAGAACAGATGATAGAGTGCGTGGAAGCTATGGAGCAGGGCATGATACATACCCAAGCCACCCGCGATATGTGGCAGAACAACCTAATTTGGTGGATATGTAAGGCGGTAAAACTATTGCTGGAAAGAGAGGTCAAACGCGCCAACAATGAACAGTAAAGGACATTTCTGGATTTCCATAGCTAAGTCTTTGATTCGTATAGTGGGCTGTTATATGGGGGTACATGGCAACCTTCACGGCATGGCAATGAGTTTGATATTTGCTGAAGCAATGGGCATTTTAGAGGAACTGGCCGATGAAAGATAAGACAGAAATTATAAAAATAAAAGGAGATTGGGAAGAGGTTGTAAATGATGCCCGCTCTACGGTCGGCAAGGGCGGCTTGGGTAAAGAACCCTCGGAACAATTTAAGCGCAACATTCTTATTGCAGAGCATAGCCCTATACGCGACCTCATTGTGAAGTGGAAGTGGCTGGCAATGCCCTCATGGGTTTCAGTCCATTGGGTTCGGCACAAGTGGGAGAAGTTTGTCGGAAGTCAGCGCACAGATCGCACCGGCATTGACCGCACTAAATTGCCGCAAGACGCACCGGTGGACTTTACTGGCGAAGCCAATGCTCAAGCTCTGATCGACACTATGCGTAAAAGACTGTGCTACCAAGCCAGCCCTGAGACCCGTGAATATGCAGAGGACTTCAAGGCTACGCTGCATCAGATAGAGCCGGAACTGGCAGATGTGCTTGTACCAAATTGCATTTATCGTTGCGGATGCCCCGAAATGAGCAAATGTCCATTCGGAGAGAGGTCGTTGTTTATGACCTTGAGGACATACAACCCCGATGTCACCAGCACATCAATATCGAAACGCTATGCGGTATATAACGCATGGTTTGGATTACATAGAAGGGAGAAACCATGAAAAACTATCTAATGACTTGTGGACATATCGCTACTGCAAAAGACGAAATAGGCGACCCTGTGTGTCCGATTTGTATGTGTTGGGATGTAAAAAGCGAATTGCATGACAACACTGCTGGATTAGAAGGACGGGAAGCGCACTGTGTTTATGACAGCAACCATCGCACTGCAAGCGCATGGAATCTCCCGTTCTTTGAGTATCAGCCAGATAAGCCCTATGACACATATTATTGCGGCTGTCAGGGTTGGGATTAAAAGAAAGGAAAGGAAATGAGGTACTGGTATTTTGAATTTTATGTCTATGATTCTAAGAGCGGTTACGAAAGCACAGATGCTTCGTATATCTGCTCGTATTCACCCCTATTCCCCCTGCAACACGTTATATCGCTGTTCCGGGAGACATTTGATGAGCTTAGTAAAGAAGCGATAATTCGCGTCACCAATGTAATCGAAATTAGCGCAGAGGACTATGATGCTCTAACTATGGAGAACAATGATGCAGGTTGTTGAGTGGTTGTTGTTTATATCCGGCTATATTTGTATGTTGAACATGATATATTTGTGCTTTCGTATTATCACAGGTTAAGCGTAAAGGGGGATGATTAACGCACAGAAGATTTATCTCATTATGGGGCGTAGCGGTGTAGGCAAAACTACGCTGGCGCAAGCCTTATGTGACCGTGAAGGTTATAAACAGTTGTCCAGTTATACGACACGACGGCCAAGAGCGCCCGACGAACAAGGCCATATCTTTATAGCACCAGACTCATATAAAGACATCGACGATTTAAAAGCCCAATATCCTGATCGTGTTGCAGAAACCACGTTTGACGGCAACTTTTATTTTGCTACCGCCGAGCAGGTGGAGCAATGCGATATTTATGTTATAGACCCTGCCGGAATACGGACATTCAAAGAACGATACAAGGGTAAAAAGAAAGTAAAGGTGGTGCTTCTCAAGTGTATGACATTCCTCGCTGAGAGGCGCATGGCAACTCGTGGAGACTCCAAAGAAATGATTCAAGCGCGTATAGCAAACGACGATGTGATGTTTGCCGACGCGGATGAGCTGGCAGATGTGGTTTTTTACAATGACGTGTTTGAGACTACTTATCAGCAGCTTAGTGAATATATCAAAACAGGGAAGGTGAAAGAGTGAATAGACCTCAAGTAATAGTTGATGTAGATGGCGTGCTGAACACGCTTATGCGGGATACGCTGGATGCTTATACAAAAACAACCGGCAAGCTTATTGATTACAACAGCCTGACAACTTATCGCATAGAAGATACCCTCTCCGCTGATGAGCTGCGGGTCATCTATGAAATATGGGATAACAAATATTTTTGGCGCAATATGCTTAATGTTGTGGATGGCTCAGTCAAAACCCTGCGGGACATGGTGTATGACGGTGATGAAATACGTATCGTGACTGCCATCACGCCGAATTTATTTGAATTGCGTGTAGCATGGTTGCAGAATCATTTTCCGTTTATTGACCCCGCTAATATCGTGTCTTGCAAACATAAAGAATGGGTCAAAGGCGACTTCATCATCGAGGACAGTCTTGAAAATCTGGTCAGGCATGATGCTTACCGTATTTGTATAAACCATCCTTGGAACAATCGCGGTCTACAATATGATGAAGCCCATCTTATTAAGCGGGTCAATACCTTAGCGGAAGCACGGGCGTATATCAACGAAGTATGGAAGGAGATCGAATAATGAAGGTTGTGATGTATGGGACGGAGGGATGCGGCAAATGTCACGTCCTGCAAAGCAAATTACAGACAGCGGGGATTGAGTTCCAGTATGTTGATGATGTTACCACCATTAAAGCATCAGTACCCAAAGGATGGCTGGCGTTGCCGATTCTGAATGTGGACGGTCAATGTTACCAATTTGCCGATGCAGTGCAATGGGTTAATCAGAAAGGGATAAAGGCTTAATGAATATTAACATTAAACTGGACAGAAATTTTACTGCCTGTTTCAATAAACTGCTTGATGAATACGGCACAGAAATGGCAGAGCTGAACGGGTTTGGAGAGAAACAGCTTAGTTATACCGATTTTATAGACAATTTCGTTGATAAGCAAACAGTAGCAGATGCCAGCATTGATGGCAACGCTAATGTAGGGCATAAAGATATTGTTTCGCTTGAAAACGAGATGAGTAAGCCTCACAGTAAGCTCTTAGCGTTCAATAAAATTTACTATGAATTAAATAAAAAGTACGGTTTTCAAACTGCGAATGAATGGTTACGTGGCGAATGGACGGGCGAATTTTACCTGCATGACAGTAGCAGCACTACTTATAAACCGTACTGCTTTGCTTATGATATAGAGCAATTAGTTAATCGAGGGTTATTCTTTATTGACGGGTTTAATGCTCAACCTCCCAAGCATTTGACGACTTACACCGATTTTGTGGTTGAGTTTATTAGTTGGTGTTGCAATCGCAGCAGTGGCGCTGTGGGATTACCAAGTTTCCTGATTTACTCTTATTATTTCTGGAAGCAGGATTGTAACAACGACTATATCGTACAAACTCCTGAATATTATCGTGATCAAGAGTTTCAGCGTATCATCTACAAAATGAACCAGCCTTATGTACGCTCCGGCATACAGTCTGCGTTCACCAATTTCAGCATATTCGACAGACCTTATTTGGAAGCACTTTTTGGAGGTAAAACGTTCCCTGACGGTACGTTTATTATCGACTATATTGACGACATTATTCAGTATCAAAAAGACTTTATGAATGTCGTCAGTAAGATACGGTCAGAGAATATGATGACCTTCCCTGTGCTTACTTTTGCTTTGCTTCGTAAAGATGGTCAGTTTGTTGACGAAGCAACGGCACGCTGGGCCTGCCAGCACAATATGAAATGGGCCGATAGTAATTTCTTTGTTAGCGAGAATGTTAATAGTTTATCAAACTGTTGCAGGCTGGCTTCCGATATTAAAGATTTAGGATACTTCAATAGTATTGGAGGCACAGCCCTCGAAGTTGGCAGCGTTAAGGTTAATACCATTAACTTGGCTCGTATAGCTTATGAAGCTAAAGACACAACAGAGTATTTGGACATCTTACGTCGGCGTACAACATTAGCTTGTAAATGTCTGGATGTTATACGGCATATTATTCAGCGCAACACTGAAAAAGGGCTGTTGCCGAATTATAGCTTAGAGATTATGCACTTACACTCCCAATACAATTCAATAGGAATTTTAGGGTGTTATGAATCTCTACAAAAGTTTGGGTATGTCACCAAAGACCAGTTCGGCTATGTGTCTTATACTGACGAAGGTTTGCAGTTCGCACAAACTATATTAGCGACCATTAACGAGGTTACAAAGCAGTTCGTTGTCGATAAAGACTATATGATGAATCAAGAACAAATTCCGGGCGAAAGAGCCGCTTATATTCTCATGCAGAAAGATAAATTCTTTTATCCAAACGAACAATACGAGCTACCCTTATATGGTAATCAGTGGATACCCTTGGGTATTAAAACATCGTTGCATGAAAAAATTCGCCTTAGTGCCGAATTAGATAAAGCGTGTGGTGGTGGGGCGATTGCTCACATCAATATTGACGCCCCTTTCACCAGCTTTGATGCAGCGTGGGATTTACTTAATTATATCGCCGATATGGGAGTCACTTATTTCGCTTTCAATTTGCGTATTAGTGCTTGTAAACATAATCATGGATTTTATGGAGATACTTGCCCTATTTGTGGTGAACCTAAAGAAACCACTTATCAACGCATTGTAGGGTTCCTCGTACCAGAGCGCACATACAGCAAAGAGCGCAAAGCAGAATTTAAGTTGCGTGATTGGTTTGATATAGAAGGGCTGAGTGAGTTTTAATGCTGTTAAAACAGATTGTTGACACAGATTATGTCAATTTCAAGTTGCCATCCATGTACTTGGCAACTTGCTTTTGTAATTGGAAGTGCTGCAAAGAAGCGAATATACCTGTTACAGTCTGTCAAAACAACCCTATTGCTCAAATGCCAGACATAGAAGTATCTGCGGATGAAATACTCCGCAGATATTATTCTAATCCATTAAGTCGGGCGTTTGTTTTTGCAGGATTAGAGCCATTTTTACAGTTTGATGAGCTATGGATAACTATTGATTGGATACGACGTGTAGGCGGTTGTTTTGACCCCGTGGTTATTTACACAGGATATACACCTGATGAAATTGCCGCCCACATTGAAACTTTGAGCTTGTCTAAGAACATTATAGTGAAATTCGGACGCTATCGCCCGAATTTGCCATCACATTACGATGACGTTCTGGGTGTTACATTAGCCAGTAACAACCAATTTGCACAATGGATTTGTTAAATAAGGAGATTAAATGACGCGACCAGCTAATATACATATTCGTTACACTGAGGATTATCCCGCCGAATTAGGGTATATCGGGGATAATAAATCTGACTGGATAGACCTTTATACAGCCGAAACAGTGACCTTGCAAGCGGGCGAGTACGCCCTTATCTCGCTGGGTGTTGCTATGCAACTACCCGATGGAGTGGAGGCTAATATTGTACCTCGCAGCAGTACCTTTAAGAATTATGGTGTTTTGCAGGCTAACTCAATGGGTGTGATTGACAACACTTATTGCGGTGACAATGACATCTGGAAGTTTCCCGCTTACGCCACCAGAGACGTGACTATTCCCAAGGGTACACGCATTTGCCAGTTCCGGTTGAACCATACAATGCGTACCGAGTTTGGTGAACTCAACTTTGAACCAGTCCTTAGTCTCGGCAATGCCGACCGAGGCGGGTTTGGCAGTAGCGGCAAGTAGAGTAAAAAAAAATAGGGAAGCTATCATACACAGCTTCCCTATTTGCATATATTGCTTTATGAGGTGAGCAACAAATGGAGATAAAGAACATCTACCCTAATCTGACCGACGATCTCAGCACTTTAGCTATTATCGCCAGCCAGCTTTTAACTGAAATTGATTTGCAATTATCCCAAACACAAGCTATAATTAAATCAAGCGATGACGTGTACTGTGTAAGTTAGGAGGGACACATGAATGCAGTATACGCCAGACAATCGTTAGATAAAAAAGACAGTTTATCTATCGAAACACAAATTGAACTCTGTAAACAAGAATTGGGTATAGACGTACCCGCAAAAGTGTACATTGACAAAGGATTTAGCGGAAAGAATACAAATCGTCCACAGTTTCAGGAAATGATGAAGGACATTCATTCCGGCGTAATCAATAAGGTGACGGTATACAAACTGGACAGGCTCAGTAGGTCGCTATTAGACTTTGCAGAAATGATAGAGGTATTCAAACAGCACAACGTAGAGTTCCAGTCTACACGCGAAAAATTCGACACCTCTACCCCAATAGGCAACGCTATGTTGAGCATTATAATGGTCTTCGCCCAGCTTGAACGTGAGACTATACAGTTGCGTGTCAGGGACAACTACTATATGCGCTCGGCAAACGGAGCATACGACTCCACAGCACCTTATGGGTTTGTCAAAACCAAGGTTGCCCTGCAAGGTAAGTCTGTGAGTTCGCTTGTATGCGACCCAGAAACAGCGCAGATATTGCGCGGCATCTTTGACGCATACGCATACACAAGCACATCATTAGGGGCGTTAGCAAGGCAACTCAATAAGCGGCGTGTGCCATCTCCGGGCGGTGCAGCATGGGACTCCTGCAAACTTAGCCGCATCATGTCCAACCCCGTATATGTAAAGGCTAATGCAGACATATACAACTACTACCGCTTGACAGGCATCAACATTACCAACCCGATTGAAGCCTTTGCAGGCGTAAATGGCTGTGTAACGTATGGGCAGTGGGATCACAAGCGGCGCAAGTTCGACCAACTAAAAAGCCTCACATTGTCCATCGGATTGCATGAAGGGTTAGTTGATGCACAAACATTCTTGTTGTGTCAGAACCGTTTGACTAATAACGCACAGGTGTATAACGGAGGCCAGGGTAAACACTCATGGCTGACCGGCTTGATTAAATGCGGCTATTGCGGCAAAGCTATGAAAGCGGATGTAATGAAAAAGGGCGTACCCAAGTTCCGATGCTCTGGACACGCCAATTATGGAACTTGTGACGATAATGCGCGTGTATCTATTGCACAAGTGGAAGAAGCGGTTGAGACCCAAATCATGCAACACGTCCAAAGACATTCCGACCTACAAGCACAACAGATTGCCGAGTGCGACGCCAAGGAACAACAATACAAAATACAAATCAATAAAATCAATGAACAGATTGACAACTTGGTGAACGCAATCGCTCAAGGCTCTGCAACGGTCATAAGTTATTTCAACGATAAAATTGCCGAATTAGAAGCACAACGGCACGAAATAGAGATTGCATTACAGAAACACATACTGGAAAGACCGTCACCCGAAAACACCCGACAACTGTACGACACACTGAATATGTGGCCTTATATGGACATTGCACAACGCCATGAGGTCGCCGCAATGCTCATCAAAGAGGTCAGCATATTCACAGACGAAATCCGCATCTTTTGGAAATACGACTTATAGAATCAACAGAACCCATATTTTTATGAGGTATAACTGATAAAATATGGGCAGATTTTACCCAAAGTCTGCCAAACCAGAACCACGGTGGACACCATCGACTCAGATTGGCAGACCTGACACGTCATCGCTTACTATGTTAATGCTTATTTAGTGTGCATAAACCTTAGCATATTGAGTAAAAAATAGGGAACTTACCAGCCTTTTTTGGGCCAGTAGGTTCCCTATTTGTGTTTAGGAGATTATGGGCAACGTCCGCACACGTTCCATCAGATGAGTGAGGTATCCATTGCCACCCAACCTGTGATATGCTTCATACATACGCTCTAATGCCGCCAATTCTGCCACACGCACACCATTGCGTTGAATGTATTTATTGCACAAATGGTCAATGTTGCAGGACAACATCTCTATCAGCCCTGCATCTTGTCGCTTTTGCGCTTCGCCAAACGTGACCATCGTGGTGGTCAGTGTCGTAATATCTGCTTGCAGTTGGTCTAACTTATTCTCAAGAGTATCATTCGCGGATTCTACTTCTGCATCTTCCTTGTGAGCTTTGCGGTTCAAATACCACATAATGACTTCTTTAATAGCTACTACAACGGTCACACCAATGCCGCTATATATAGCTATGGATAACTGTTCGGTCATACAGACCTCCTCTCACTACGCGGTTTTCTTCTTCTGCTTTGCCTGCCAAACCATTGCCTCACGGTTGGCATCTATCCATGCGTCAAGCGAACCATACAGCGCATTGATAGCCAGTTTCATTTCCTCGGAAATCAGCAACTCAAACTGCTCCTTGCACTTAATACGGGCAAGCTCCTGCGCGTGCTCATCGAACGCGCCCTGTTCCTTCAGCACGTCAACAAAGGTCTGATTCACACTCAGCACACAGCTCTGGAATATCTTCCAAGCCTCGGTAGCTAATTGTATCTGATCGCTGGTTGCGCCCTTGCTTTTTAGCCAGCGCAGTGCCAGATAAAACAGCACAGTCATCGCAAGAGGTATCAGAGATTCCAGTGCTGTCGCAATAATAGTAGTCCAATCTATATTCATAACATTCCTTTCTAACCGGCTATATCCTCACCGTCATCATTCATATCGGGAAAATCCTCAAATTCAGGCACTTCATCCTGCGTCTTCTTTTTCTTGAACACAACATCGCATATACGTTTGAGTATCAGACAACCACACTCTAAGCCAATCACCGTAAAGACAGATTCAATAAGTTGTGTCTGTTCCATGCCGGTAATCATAAAGCTGGCATATTGTAGCACAGTGAAAACACACAGGAAAATAGCAATAAATATCAAGCACTTGGTAGCAAATCTTTGATTTAGTCTTGGAATTTTCATAACTCTTTTATATACTTCATCGAGGCGTAGCCAGTACGGGATATACCATTCACATACGTTGCTACCTGCGCCCATTCGTTATTGTAAGGAGTGACCAACACCTTCATACCCTTACGAAGTACCATAATCTTAGAGGAAGTGACGCTGGGAGCAGTGCGGAGATAAACATTACCCATAATCTGACCGTGATACGTGGTATCCTTAACAGGCGCGGAGGGCGTAGACGGTTCACTCGGCACATTCTCGTATTTGAACTTCTTAGTCATCAGGCCACGGTATGTCCATGCGGTTTGAGACAGGCGAGTGACTACACAGCCATATTTGAGACCCTTTTCTTCGACTACCAGCGGTTCACCATCAGGCATAAATCCGCATATCCAACCTACATGGGTAATGGAGCCGGGGGCAGAACCCTTAAAGACCGCTTCACCGATAACGTATTTGCGTGCAATAGTCTTAGTGGAACCTTTGGCGGTGCAATATCGAGCGTAGTTACCTTTAGCGTTGGTGTCGCTTTTAAGGAAATAGTCACACAAGCCCTGACAGTCACACACAATGCGCCTTTCAGCCACCCAATTTTTAGTAGCCGCTTTATAGTTAGCCAGTGTCCAACCATTAGGCTTGTAATAGGTACGCCACTTCTGGTCGAGTTTTGACTGAGTGCAAACAATGCCGGTAGTGCCAAAGAGGTATTCCCATTCACCGGCAGCGCCTACTTTATTAAGTGGCACGAGCAGTTTAGCACCCTCCGGCACAGACGCACGTTTGGCATGGCTCAAAGCAAATTCTATAAACTTCGTTACATCGTACACTTATTTCACCTCCTTCACATATTTGACACTCATATACCCGACTACACATTTGCCACCGATAAACGCTGTGCATTTGTGCCAGCCTGCATTATGGGCGCAAACAATAATAGGTGTACCTTTAGGCACAACCGCCAAAGAAGCGGTAAGGGTACTTGCCCCCTTGCGCAACCGCACATTGCCGGTTGTCTTGGCGCAAATACCGTATGTTGCTTGCACGCCCACTGAACCGTCCATATAAACAAAGCCATAACCGGTATAGGGGTCATAACCTTTTTTGTGAAGGTCAATGCAGTTGCTCTTGAGCGTGTCATATACCGCAGGCTCCGAAGGCCAATCTTCGTTGTCGGTATAATACTTGCTCATAATCAGACCGATCTTGCCTGTCACATTAGGTGCAGACATAGAAGTGCCGGACATATATACGCCAGACGCGCCAGTGTAGCTTAATCCTTTAACGGATACGCCAGCATCAGCAACATCCATTTCGTTGTGCCATGTGCTGAAATTAGCCTTTGTACCATTATCATTGATAGCGGCGATACACACAGGATCGTGAAAACAACTCGGCCAAACGTCTAACTTGGCCTCCTTGCCGTCGTTACCAGCCGACACACACACCGGCACATTCTCATCAACAAGCTGGGAGATAAGTTTGCCCTGCTGAACAATAGACGGACTGACGGCACTGCCGCCGCCACCCAAAGACATATTGACTATATATTGATGTGAGGTGTCAGCCTTAACACGTTTCAGAATGTCGGCTAAAGCGGCATTAGTATCAGATACTTTGCCAGTGCCATTAGGCAATACGTTATAAGACAGAACAGTAGCTTCAGGACACCATTCAATAAGCTGCCCAGCTACAAATGTGCCATGTCCGTTTGTGTCTGTGGCGGGGAACAGGGACGAATAGCGCACTTTCCCCTTGAGCCAGCCCACAGGATTTACACCACTGTCTATAACAGCAAAGATAATGTGTTTGCCCTTATAACCCTTGGCGTGAAACGCATTACGCATCGTTTGATTGTATACTTTCGCGTTCACAGGAACCTCCTTTGCGGCAAAATAAAAGACGGGCATCTCATAAGACGCCCGCCCGATTATTTTATAACTTACAGTTCGATACCGAGGAAGTTCAGTATCTCTACCCACAGGGGCATATCACCAGTTTTAGGAATCTCCATAGGAACAATCTCTACCTTACACTCCGCGCCCCAGCAGATAGACTTGGTGGTTTCGCAATAATTGCCAAAATTCTTGATGATATTATCGTTGCTCATGCAAATCGTCAGATTCTCGACATCAGCTATGGTAATATTCAGCACGCTAAGAGCCGCTATTGCCTTCTCATAGTCGGCGGCAGTCATCAGAGCCTTGTCCAAATTGTTCTGGTTATAATACACTTCGCTGACCATGCCATTAGCCAGATTGCGGACAAAAGTAAAATCGCCCAACTTAACCTGAATGGCATCGGCAGAAGCAACAATCTGCTGACCCTTATAAGTACATTCAGTTACATCATTGCCGGATTTCAGCACAACCTTAACGGTGGGGTTATTGCCAATGACCTTAGCAGAAAAGATAGGGGTAGTGATACCACCAACGACGTCCTCCTCGAACTTGGTAGTAGTGACCTCAGTTATACGAGCCAGATCAATCAGCTTATAGTCCTCCATCAGAAACGCATTGGCAAACGCCTGCACAGAGTTCTCGCCCACAGCATAGCCGCCAAAGTATACGGTATCACCAATCTTAGCGGTGCTGTTAGTTGCTATGCGGAAGAAGTCTCCATTTATACCCTCGACACGTTCCAACTTATACAGTACAACATTGTATTTGTCACAACCCACAGATTGCACAGTTACATTGCTCCAATCAAAAGCAAACGCACAGCCCATCGCAAGTATCATCATCAGAGTTACAATTATTGCTACAATTTTCTTCATTTCTTAGAATAATCCTTTCTTGCATATCCTTGAATAAGGACAATGTTATTATATATATGCGGCACAATTACTCATGCCATCATATCTTTTTGACACCTAATACCCAATATTCCACGGTCGCGCTATTTGTTGCACTGGCATTTCGCAAAGAAAGCAATACAGAAGTTGTATACGCGCCCAAAATTGAACAAGTAACAGGACAGTTACCCACAGTAACCGCGTCAGTGTCGGCAAAGGCTGTTGTAGTATCGGTGCGATAAAAAGTATAAAGTGAGCTATTAGACCCCACGGTAATTTTTACAGTGACCACTAATGGCATTGGTGTATTCGATATAGTAAGTGGAGTAGAGGTTACATTAGACTGTGTGCCAGTTACAACCTCATACTCCACAGGAGGTGTGCCGCCCATCAACTGTATAAGCATATAACTACCCCCATATTACTACATTCATGGTTATATCTTGCTGAGGTGTGGTGTCACAAGCAAACGTAAGAGAGTTATATCCTTGTATACGACAAAACACTCCGTTATCCCTATAAGTCTGAAAACTGGCGGGGTCTGGACAAATCATAGCCAGTTTATTGCTTCGCATACCCGGTACAGTTATAGCTTGCGCTGTTTGTTGCCAACCAGCAGCGGGTAGCACAACAGTTGTAGAAGTCGGTTTAACCGAGTAATTGTCCAATACGGTCATTAACACAGCCGGAGAAACGTAATCGCCACTGTTGTCAGCGGTATTCATATCGTTTGCTTGCGCCACTTTACCATCAGCGCCTTTTAGGATGCCGGTAATAGTGCTATCAGTAGTAGTTGACACTTCGTTAGGACCAGCAGGCCCCGGATTACCACTTGGTCCGGACTGGCCCTGAAGCGTTATGACTTCTTGCCATTCACCAGTAGCAGCATCCTTAATTTTCATAATCGACACATAATCACCCCACTAACTCGTGATCTCCGTCCACTTTGTACTGCCCGCCTTGGGCTTGTAGACGGTGGACTTGATGTGCTGCTCGGTGCATTGCCACGTTTTGCCGTTGTAGGTAACTATGGTGTCTACCTCAATCACCGCGCCGTCCTCGATGTCGCCCCACGCGGGATAGGTCACGGTCTGCACCGCCCAGTATGTGCCGAGGTTTTCGGCGGGGGGCTTGTTGCGGCTGTATTTGAGGGCGATATAGCCCTCTACCGTATCCCCGGTTATATAGCGGGTCTCAGCGTCCCACGGTGCGCCCTGGGTCGGGGTGGGGGTAAGCCCCGCCCGCGCCGCCGTCAGCACCTCTACAAGGTCGGTCTCGTGCGCCTCGATTTCCGCTTTGCGCACGGCTACCAGCGCCATAAGTTCACTGCGCGTCATTCACATTCACCCCCAGTTCTGCCAGCGCGTCTATATAGTCCTGCGTGGTGGCCTGCGCCTCATGCTCCATCCAGCTCTGGACTATCGCTTCGCCGCTGTCCTCCCAGCTCTCGGTATAATAAAAGCCCTCCTTTGAGGGCATGGGGGAACGGGTCACGGGCTTATAGCCCAGCTCCTTTATCGCCGCGTCGTCATTGGTGGAGAGGTGCGCCCCTGTGGGGTGCGTCACACCGTTGATTATAAGCGGCGATTCCAACTCAACCGGCAGGCGTAAATATTCGGGATACCCGCCCGCCAGCTTGGCATAGTTTGTGTTTAGCATTGTTCCTCCTTTATAGGATTAGATTATATGAACCGTTTGTATTTGGTGTAGCATTGTAGGGTGTTTTGGAAGGTATTACAAAAGCAGGGACAACGCCTAACGGGTTTGACACGACGGAGCCGTAGCTGGCATCGTAGTTGCTGCCGTTTCTAAAAATGACCCATATACAGTTATAGTTGCCCAGCGAGGCAAGCCACCAAACAGCTGCTGAACCGTTTAACTTCTTTATCCTGAGCGCATTGCTTGTATATAGCTGGAGAGCCTTGCCCTCACCGCCGCTGAAGCCCACCATAGTGTAAGTCAAGGCAAACATTTTGCGAGTTATATCCCCTGCGCCAGTAACAGTGAACGTTACATCAATCATTTTCTCTCGGAGCTTCTGGGGCATTTTGTTGTAGATAGTGGTTTTTATCAAGTTGTCCAGTGTGCTGTTAGAGTAGTTTGTGTTTGAGCCAAACGTCGAGGTGGAATAGATGTCTTTCCTCACCAGCACCACGCCGCCGCTCACAAGATTATCCTTATCCGCTATTTCATAGTTAGGCGTACCCGCTCCACCGTCCGTGCCTACATTTATCAACGCACCCAGCGGCAAATCGGATATGGGCGCACCGCCGCCCCCTGCCATCATCATTCTGCGCCGCAAGGCAAACTGTAAGGGTATCATAGCGCATAGGCGCTTTTTATTTTACGGAGGCTGCCCCCCCCGATGTTATTTTTTTATACATAGTGTACTCCTATTTATTCTTGCCATGCTACATAGCGGTAAGTGCCGGTCATGCTCGGATAATCGCCTTCATTCGTTACAGTTATACTATTATCTTTAAAATCAACCGTAGTTGGAGCCGTCCACACGCTATTATTGCCATCCATTTCAAGATGTACATATACACCAGCAGATTCTTCAAAAATCGCGTTACTTGCCCACACATCTATACTGTTTATGGGAAACATCACAAGATGATTCGCTTTAAAGCCTACATTATTTATAGTAACAGTTGAGGTAGTCGAATTGATGTTTCCCGTTGCTATATTTTTCGCCTTTGCCATGTTGCTCATCAGCCTCCTTCTCAGCATAGCTATCATGCGCTCACAACCTCCTGCACCGCCCACACGCCGTTGTATACGTCAAATTCGTAGGTCTTACTCGCCTCTATTGCGGGGGCCTCGCCTAAATAGTTCGCCCCGCTCACAAACGACACCGCAACCGAGGCCGCCGTGCTGAATGTGCCGTGCGCCCAGCCAGAGGCGGGCGGGGTAAACACGTATGTACCCACAGGAGAGGATACGTTATATATGGTGTTTGCCGTCAGCGCCGCGCCGCTGGCGGGGAGGGAGGAAGCATTGCGCGGCTCACTATCACTTGCATTGAAAAGCATTGTTCAATCACCTCATAATCAAGATATTCACAGTTAAATTCTCAGTCGGTACATCTTCACAAGCAAACGTAAGCGCATTAGCCGCCTGCGCTGTTGCCCGCACCTGAGAATCACAATACGCTAAAAAAGATGCGGGGGCGGGAGCAATCATTATAGCATTAGTAGCAGTCACACCAGCCACCGCCACTGTTTGCGTATTATCCGTCCAGCCCGTTGCAGACAATGTAACCGTTACAGTTATACTCGGCTGTGCGTAATCCGTCCCCGCAGTCAAAGGCGTTTGATAATCTGTTCCTGCCATTGCTTGCGCCATCTTACCATTTTCGCCCTTGAGCACGCCTGATAATGTAGTATTAGTCGTGGGCTTAATCGCTACCTGCGCCGCTATATCGTCAATCGTAGTCGGTTCATCATCCGGCACAATCCACACAGTAGTGCTGGGGTCGGTTGGGGCAACCGTACCAACGTATACGCCATATTCAGAGCCGCTACCAGCCCCTATATTTACAATAGCCATACAATCACCCCTAACCCAACACAATAATCATAACAGTCAAATCAACAGTAGGCGTAGTGGTGCAACTAAATGTCAGTTGCCCAGCCACTTGCGTAGCATCAGCCATCACTTTAGCCACACGATACGCCTGACTGGAATCGGCTTGCGCCTGCACCAACACCACATTATTAGCGGTCACACCAGCAACACTTACGGTCTGAGATTTGTCAGTCCACCCATCCGCAGTCAATGTAGCAGTATAGAGCGTAGCAGGCAATGCGAAATCCACACCACTTTGAGCCGCAGACACACCGCCTGCACCATCACCCTTCACAATGCCCTGCACTGTTATCTTGTCCTGCTTGCTATCGCTTTGCGGCACATCCAATAAAGTCCGCATTTCAACCGCCGATTTAGTGGTCAAAGCACCGCCAGTACCGGTCACAGCTACTTGGTCTGCCGCAGAACCGAGTGTGCCATCATTGGTCAAGTTGCCATGCGTATGCGTTGCAGAAGCAAAGTCATCTATCTTTTTGCCGCTATCAGCTATTGCACCATCATTGGCAAACTGCATTAAATGACCGACAGCACCCAGCACTTTATCTACCTTGCCACTGGCATTACCGGGGTCAAATGTAGTCAATTCACTCCATGTGTGGACACCATCGCCACGCCGCACTTCACCTGTGTCAGACACCACACCAAAATCATTGGCACGAAGAATAGTGGTGGTGTCTGCGCTCCATTCATCGGCTGTTTTTACAGTAAAAGAAGCCTTCTGTTTCAGCAAGGCATCTATAATTTGCATATTGCTGGTGGATGCTATGCCCGCCTGTGACTCCACCCAAGAGCTGCCCGACATGGTGCTATCCGCACCCAACGGGTCTACAAGCAGTAAGCCAGCATATTCAGTTGTAGAACTCATGTTTCACCACCTTATGTTATTTCCTCATAGCACCAATCGGCAAGGGCCATAGAAGTGTTACCTATGGTAAACTCACCATATTCGCCTAACAGCACAGGTTTGATGAGCTTTGTTTGACGCAAACGAGAAGCGTCATAGTCGATGTGTGACATGACCGCGCCCAACGGCAGAGTAATAAGCAGTCGCGAAGTGTCATAATCCGTGTGCCGCAACACACCCTGCATAGTGTACAACATCGTTAGACGCGCCGCGTCGTAATCCTTGTGTGTAAACAACAAATCACTCAGAGCACTAAGCGAAAGGCGACTACCATCATAATCGGTCATTGTGCCGCTGGCAGACAGCCACAGTTCAACCAGCAGACGATCTACCGCATAATCTATATGGCGCAGCACCAAGTAGGAGACATCCAAAAACCGCTCAATAGTCATGTGAATACGGTTGCCAGTCTTATCTAACGTGACAGCAGAACGAGCGACCAGAGCATCCAGATTTGTAGCTATACGTTGCGATGTGCTATCTAAGAGAATCCGTATCCGCTGCACGGTACATCACCACCTAAACTGTTGCCTGATTAGTGCGGCACAGTTGCAGACCGCCAGCAGCTACGACTATTTTACTACCTTGTATAATAGGATACGCCGTAGTCAGCGCACCATAATACAACGCCTTGCCGCCAGTTGCGGAAGAAGATAAAAACCAGTGAGTAATAGGAGTGTTTGCATTGGCGGCGAAAGCGGCGAACTCCAAGGAAGCCGCATTAACGACTTCACCGGCAGAGTTGGTAGTCCATGTTGCCGCCACATTAGTCAACGCCTTGCGTGAGTAGTTGGCATCAGCAGGTTCAGTAAACCCCGTGCCGGTATCTTCAGATATGGCAGAGGTGGACAACCCCAAATAATGCACATCGGGAATGGCATACGAACCCTTGCCGAACTCCATCTGCAAGGTCTCAGTTGCGTGTTCTTTAGTTATCATACTAATTCCCCTCGTTTATCTGTACAAACACAAGAGTGCCGGTCACAGGGCGGTATACATCATTCAGCGGAGTGGTTATCTCTATCTGATACTGATATGGCCCTACAAGACCCTTTGTTTGCTCCGAAGTTAGTTTGACATCAAACCATGAAGTATCGCTGGTACTGACTGAGATACCGCTGCCGGAACTCAGAGTCAGCACATTGACTTCAGGTTGGTCGTAAAGGTACAAAAAGAATTTAATGGTCGTGCCGGACAAGCTCAGATCGACATGATTACCATCCTGTCTGCCGACACTAAACGGGAGCACTTTAGTGTCTCCCGCTATAATTCGCATTTCTTCTGCGACAGTATATAGGTTGGTCATAAATTAGTCCTCCTTTGGAGGTACAACGTGCATTTCTTCAAGCACTTCTCGCAGCATTTTTCCTATAAAACCCAACAGCACAGCGTTATCTACGCCTTGGATTTGAAGTTGCTCTAATGCCCGATAAGCATTTTCTAATTTGGTTGTCATTGAGAATTATCCTTTCATTCGTTTAATCCGCTTTTAACAAAGGCGCTAAAGAGGGCCGGTAGTATGTAACGCCTGCGACATAATACTCAGGCAATGTGACTTGTACATATTCACCAGCGCCCCATGCGAACCCAAAATACTTCTTATAATCAGCGAACTTCATAAAATATGTGCCACTGGTGCTGGATGTGACCGATACCGGCTGATAGCTGTCTGCAACGTATAATATGCGCCCAGAGCTGGCTACCTTTAAATAATTATTGACTTCAATCGCATCATTAGAAATGAGAGTTGCAGACCGTAAGTACACACATCGACCATTATCGTCAACAAATGTACCTGCGTGACCCACAAACTCTAATTTGATATAATCACCGGGAACGAGAGATAGCGTTCCTAACCCAATTTGATCGAGGTCAATTTCAAAACGTCGACTTGTAGACCCACCGCCATTATCAAAACCATCTTTAGTGACATTTTTCCAAGTACCAGTTTGGCCTTTTATGGTAATCTTAATGTCACACGTCCATGTCGATAACCAGTCTGAAGGCGCAGTTCTCGAATACAATGCGCAAGTGAGCGAACATACATTATACGCCGAATAAGTATCAGGAAGCGTGATTGTGCACCAAGCGGAGCCTATATCAGCGCCTCCAATTTGATAACCGCCAGCCGTATTACTGTACGGTCCGTTGCCATCGACTGACATCGTACCATTATAAATTGCCATATATTAACCCTTTTGTATTTGTTGTGTTTGTGTATATACCCACAGATTACGCTCCCGGTTGGTTAGTTCGCACTTCTACGGTAGACAAAGTAGGGTCTAAGTTGACCCACCCAAAATTAGATAGAGAGGCATTAGGAGTTACGCGACCATTATTATAAGTACACGTTTGCGAAAGCAAATACCACGGTCCATGTGAATTAGTTGTTGTCTCAATATAAACATACCATTGATCCACCTGCATAACGCCATTTCTGGGCGTAGGTGAAGCTTGAGGATGAAAATAAATGGTTGCATTAGGATTCGTATAGCGAATAATGTTATATGTAACTCCACTGCCCGATCCACCTGTGCCACCGCCACCTTCGCCAGTAGACCACGACCCATTTTGTAGCAAATTCCAATAATTGCCCGATCCATCAGTTACACGCAATGTTTCAACAGACATCGTACCAAATTGGTCTGGTTGAGGGGCGGTTACTATATATCCATTACTACCAGATTGAATGCCAGCTCCCGCAGGAGTAACAGGGGAGGCGGGGTATTTGCCCTTAATGGTCAAATCTCCTTCAATGGTCAAATTACCGAGAATTTTATGTATACTGTCTTGAGAGTAGAACCCGCCCATTACACCAGCACCAGCCAATACGCTTCCTGTAAATGTACCACCAATAGCCGTAATGTCCTTTAATATAGCATTACCTTCCGAATCCAGATATAGTTTATCTGCAAATTCCGCAGAAGTATTAGCTCTACCTTGAATCTTAAACCCATCAGACGGGTCCATATATATCTTCTTTAATCCATCTGAAGTGGTCAAATTCATACCATTCTCATCTATGGTGAACGTATTATTGGCATTGATAATCTTCATTGCTTCGCCCAATATCAGATTACCCACCAGCAATTCGGACGCCACCCCATACGCCGTATCAGCCGTCCCCGGTATCTCTATCTCACCAATAGCCAGCTTACACGTATCCCAATTATCATCGGTCATAAACATACCATTATTGATAATTTTAAGCTGTTTAGGGCTGTACCCGTCCTCTGTGGCCTTGCGACCCCAGATACCAAACTGATCTATAACCGTAGACTGATTACTGGCGTTAATAATCTTATTTGCTGCCGCACTCAACGTACCTTCGATAAATTCACGCATAGGACTGAGACTCTGCGACTGCATAGGATTGAGCCAGCTATGCAATGCACTGCTGACCGTAGAGGATGTTTTAGCAGCGTTCTGGAAGCACTCAGCATACAAATCCTCGCTCATTCGAGCATGATAATTGCTACCAAATACCAGTGAACATTTATCAGGGCGGTCATACTCAACACAAATGCCCATCAGCACAGGATTGTACCAATTACCGTCCTCATACTCTATATGAACCTGACAACCCAACCCCTTTTGCTCAATTTTTTTCACATAAGCCTCATGCTCCTTATCGAACATCAGGTTCACGCTATCCACACTAAAGTCAAAAGAAGGTTGCGATACGCGCTCAAGCACTTCCAGCGCACCGTCCAGCAGTTCAAACGCCAAATTCTGCGTTTCTTCGTATGTAGCATTATCCAGCGGCACGATGTAAGTGTTCTCATATACATCTGCCAGCGTATAATCACCTAAAGCCACTATTTCATCTGCCGTCAGATAATTGGATATAGCCAGCCCGCTTGCAGCAGTTTTGCGCTGTAACTGATATGTCTCTATCAACGTCTGACTTTGCGCAATCATGCTGGCGCAATAGTTGATACACAGCTCACAAGCATAGATATTGACAGTCGCTTGCGCCACATTGCGGTCAGCTTCTACAATCGAGTTCGCATATCCTTGTATCTCGCTCGGCACAACACTGGAACCACCGGCAGGCGTGAATGTAGGGATAGGGGGATAAGCATCAGCCGCAGTGATCATCGTCAATAAATCGGCATTGCTCTTACTATCTATCCATGCGCGAATATTATTCACGGCAGTCTGTGATGCCGCCTGCATAGTATACGGTGTATTAACTGTGCGCACCTGTTCACCGGCAGCTTTGTATCGTTCCGCTTCAGACTTATTCGCTTCATAACCGAGTATCTTCAGATTCTCATTTTTTATAGCGGTCAGTATGTTGCCATAAGCGGAAGTACGCCCCATAGCCGCCGCTACATCATCCTGCCACTGCTTGACCTTAGCCCACATAGCCGCAGGCATGACATCTTTGAAATAGTCATACTTGTAGATACTGGCAGTGCCAAGCGGATTAACAGTAGCAATGCTAAAATCATCTGCGCCATATACTTGCAGCTCTGTCACCACATCATCTGCGGAATCAGATATTGAGATATGCTTTAAAAGCGAGGTGTATCGGAATACAATCCCCGAATCCTTAATCAAGTCATCGGGCGCATAGACCTTTATCTGTAAGTTCTCCGTGTCAAAGACGAATACGCACTCATAAGCATCCATCGCTTCTTCCATCAGAAAGCCGTACATAGACGCATCAGGCATATCAAATGTGCGATACCGACTATACAGCGCACTGCTCACATAGCCTATCGTCCAACGAGGACAGTTCGCCAGAAAATGTCCAAGCAAAGTATCAGTGCTGGTGGCGTTGGCAGGGTCATACAGACGATACGTGCCTGCACTTAGGTTCGCCGCCTTGCGCCCTAACGTATACTCGTAAGATTCACAATCCACTGACTTACTCTTATGAATACCGTCATTACTTTCATCGACATTGGTGATTACAAACCAGCCGAAGCCGCTGATATGCACAAGATTATACTTGGTCAGCGCACCATAATAAAAGGTGGCATTACCAGTATCATCCACCGAATACGCTTCAAACGACGCTTTAGATGTAGATACCAAATTCAGGTCAAGTTTTAACCCAATAGGGTCTTTGATAATCCCCACTTTAGTAAAATCGGGGTGTGCCACGGTCAGGACAGGTATCTCATAGCGGTCAAACTTATCAAAGCTAAACAGCATATTTTTACCCTCCTATCCGTATAAAATTTTCGTATGTCAGTTTTAAGTTAGAGACCTTGCCGGTGCATTTTAACGTGTTTAAACCGTGTACCAACCGCAAAAAATGCGCGTTAAAATTGTTGATGCGAATTGTGCCTAATGAGGACATAACCTCGCCAGTACGCCCATTAACCGTTATTGTTTCACCGTCAGCCAATTCCGTAAACTTAAACTCACGGGTCACACTATCGGTCGTGTTGATAATAGAAAACTCCGTGCCGCCGTCAAGTGTGAACTCAACAGTAGGGTAGAGATAATCATAGCTGGCAGAACGATTGTTGACTGTGATAGTACCGCCGTCAGTAGGCGTGAAGGTTACTGTCTTAGCATCGCTCCATGCGCCACCGGCATCGCAGGTCATTGTCAGGTTAAATCCGTTTGTACCGGCCTTAATATAATAGTCATCAGGCTCATTAAATACACAGTTGAAGTGCATACCAGCATATTCAGGAGCTTGAATCACCAACTTTTTAAAGCCTAATTGCCCACACAGCCATGCGTGTACGGCGTTTACCTCATAAGGTTGTAACGGCTTGAGCGCCACGACTTCAATATCATACTCCAACGGATCATCAGGATAGACAGACAATAGAGTGTGGCGCTGAGAGCGTGTCGCCTTATCTATGGTAAGATTATTCTCTGAGCCTCCGGCGTGTTTATAGTCGGCAGAATCAAAGAACGCAAACATTAAACCGTAACGCTGGGAGGGGATACCGTTATATATAAATTGCAGCCCTTCATAGGCCAAATGAAATCACCACCAGTCCAAAATAAATATGTTGTGCGTATGTTGCTTATTGTTGCAAATGGAGTAGAACGAAATGAGCGTGAGGAGTCCGTTCATCACGGTCACTTCACAGACTGGCTCCTCACGCTTTGATTATCACACTTGCTTATTTGTTCGTTCATGGGTTTTCGTTTACAACCGCCCCGTCCGTGCAAGGCTATTGATGGGAACCCTAAAAATTTCCTCTTTAATCTGCTTTTTAAACGTCTCAGACCAACGCTCGATGGCCTGCACAGTGTCAGCATCAGTTGTGCCGTTGAAGTTATTGATAACATTAACGCTGGGTGAATGAGTAGTATTATTCGCTACGGTTTGCGCCAGCTTCGTTGCCTGCTTCAAAGCACCGTCGCCACCAAACAACCCACCTATGCCTTGGCTCATTATAGTGAACAAACGCTCGGCATCAGACGATGAGAACGCCAGCCGCTTCGCTGCCTTGATTGCCTGATCCTCGGTAAGCACCACTTCGCCCTTGCGTAGACGTGCATCAACCTCATCGGGCTTCTTTTTGACCAGTTCCTTAAAAGCGGTCTCAGAGTTAAAGTCTTGACCAACTACGCCACCAGTATGGTATTTGCGCGGAAATGCCTTTAGGTAAGACTCGTTCAACAAGCCTGCATTGACAGCATTTTGAATAGCGGCATAAGTCTTAGAACCCACCTTGCCATCTACCTTCAGCCCAGCGCCCATACTATCATTCAAGAACTGCTGAAGACCCTTGACGGTCATTTTGCCGACAACGCCATCTACACCGTTCTTCTGTGCGCCGTAAGAGCCGATGTTGTATCCAGTGTCTACCAACGCCTGTTGCATCTGCGATATGCCCGCACGAGAAGATACATCAATGCTGGCAAGCATGGCGTTGATTTGATTCACCATGTTCTCGGTCTCAGCCATCATCTGCTGGAACATGGCAGAGATATTATTTAATGTTGCATCTAAGGTACTTTGCAGATTGTCCAGTATGGCATTATGCTGTTTTTCCAATCGGCTTAACTGTTCGTCGAGCAGCTTATTCTGCGCCTTAATATAGCGCGAATATTCGTCCAGACTATCATCCAGAGCATCACCCTGCACGTCAGCCGAACGGTCATACATCTTGTTGTCCAAATCAAGCAACTCGTCGTCGAGCTGTTCTTGCAATTCAAGCCGCTTGGCCTTAGCTTTAGCTGAATCATCCAAAGACAGAACTTCAATTTGTGCCTTCAGGTCGGCAATGCGCTTATTTGCCGCCGCTACTTCTTGGTCATAAGACCGTTCATCACCAGCACG